CCCCCCGTTTTTTTTGGCAACCTGGCTACCGAGTTAAAAGTATTGAAAGGCATTATAATTGATAGCTCTATAATGTTTTTCTAAATAGTTGGTAATCATGTTTTTCAGGGATTATACTATCTCGTTTTTGAATGCTACGCCGTATCCAAAACCACCAATAATACCAACATTACCAACTTGTGCCCAAGTATTTCCATTTTCACTTTTTATAATTGCAGAACCATCTCCAACAGCAACCCAGAGACCTTGGTCGGTACCATCTTTGCCATAGGCTACGCCGTATCCATAAGTAGAAAGACTACCTTTTGATGCAGCGGGTGACCAAAGATTACCATCTGAACTTTTTGCTATGATTCCACCGTTTCCGACAGCAACCCAGAGTCCTTGACCGGCATCATCTTTGCCATAGGCTACACCGCGTCCATCAGTAATACCACCAACATTTCCTGCAACAGTCCAAGCATTTCCATTTGTACTTTTTGCTATAATTCCAGTTTGTCCAACGGCGACCCATAAATTACCTCCTATACCATCTTTGCCATAGGCTACGCTAAATCCAAAAGAAATACCACCGTTTGATGAAGCAGGTGACCACAGATTTCCATCTGAACTTTTTGCTATGATTCCACCTTGTCCGACGGCAACCCAGAGACCTTGACCTGTACCATCTTTACCATAGGCTACGCCGCGCCCCGAAGTAGTAATACCACCAACGTTGCCAGCGGTTGACCACAGATTACCATCTGTACTTTTCGCTATGAGACTACCTGCACCGACAGCAACCCATAAATTACCTCCTATACCATCCTTACCATAAGCTACTCCAAACCCTTGAGTAAAACCACCAACATTACCAGCGGGTGTCCAAGTATTTCCATCCGAACTTTTTGAAATAATTCCACCTTGTCCGACAGCAACCCATAAATTACCTCCTACACCATCTTTACCATAGGCTACACCGTATACACGTGTAGTAACACCATTTATGGAGCCAGCTGGTGACCAAAGATTTCCATCCGTACTTTTTGATATGAATCCACCGTTGCCGACGGCAACCCAGTTAGCAGTTATCCCCCCCCCCCCCCCCGTTTTTTTCGGCAACCTGGCTACCGAGTTAAAAGTATTGAAAGGCATTATAAATGATAGCACTATAATGTTTTTCTAAATAGTTGATAATTATGTTTTTCAGAGAATTATACTATCTCGTTTTTGAAGGCTACTCCATATCCAATCGGCGTAATACCACCTTTTGTTCCAGCGGGTGTCCAAATATTTCCATCCGTGCTTTTTGCGATAATTCCACCGAATCCGACGGCAACCCAGAGCCCAGCACCTGTACCGTCTTTGCCATAGGCTACGGTGTATCCAGCAGTACTAATACCACCAACATTACCAGCGGATGACCACAGATTTCCGTCTGAACTTTTTGCTATAAATCCGCCTACGCCGACTGCAACCCAGAGACCTTGACCAGCACCATCTTTACCATAGGCTACGCCGTATCCAGAAGGACCAATACCGCCATCATTGACAGCAGGTGACCAAATATTTCCATCTGTACTTTTCGCAATTACCGTTCCTGCTCCTGCTCCAACAGCAACCCATAAATTACCTCCTACTCCATCTTTGCCATAGGCTACGCTGCGTCCAGTAATAATACCACCAACATTTCCAGCAGGTGACCAAAGATTTCCATCTGTACTTTTGGCAATTCCTCCGCCTTGGCCAACGGCAACCCAGAGTCCTTGACCAGCACCATCTTTACCATAGGCTACGCCCCATCCATAAGTAATAATACCACCTTTACCACTCACGCCAGATACAGTTGCCGCCGGCGACCAAGTATTTCCATCTGAACTTTTTGCTATGAGACCACCGTCTCCGACGGCAACCCAGAGACCTTGACCAGCACCATCTTTACCGTAGGCTACACCGAATCCATAAGTATTAAGACCACCAACATTTCCAGCTGGTGACCAAATATTTCCATCTGAACTTTTTGCTATTATAGAACCTTGTCCGACCGCAACCCATAAATTACCTCCTAAACCATCTTTACCATAGGCTACACCGCGTCCAGAACCAGTAATACCACCAACATTACCAGCTTGTGTCCAAGTATTTCCATCTGAACTTTTTGCTATGAATGAACCTTGTCCGACGGCAACCCAGTTAGCAGGTATACTAACCCCCCCCCCCCGTTTTATTCGGCAACCTGGCTACCGAGTTAAAAGTATTAAAAGGCATTATAAATGATAACACTATAATGTTTTTCTAAATAGTTGGTAATCATGTTTTTCAGGTTATACAATATCTTCTTTGAAGGCGACACCGCGTCCAAAAGAAATACCACCTGCTGTACCAGCAAGAGTCCAAATATTTCCATCTATACTTTTAGCAATGGGTCCGTTTTGTCCAACGGCAACCCATAAATTACCTCCTAAACCATCTTTGCCGTAGGCTACGCCACACACATTATTAGAAAGGCCAACTTTAGACCCAGCGGGTGTCCAAATATTTCCGTCTGAACTTTTTGCTATGAGTCCGCCAAATCCGACGGCAACCCAGAGACCTGCGCCTAAACCATCTTTGCCATAGGCTACGCCCCATCCAATATCAGTAATACCACCAACATTACCAGCGGATGTCCAAGTATTTCCATCCGAACTTTTTGCTATGAGACCACCTTCGCCAACGGCAACCCATAAACCAGCTCCTAAACCATCTTTGCCATAGGCTACGCCGCATCCATTAGCAATACCACCAACGTCGCCAGCGCGCGACCACAGATTTCCATCCGAACTTTTTGCTATCATTGAACCACCACCGACAGCAACCCATAAACCAGCTCCTAGACCATCTTTGCCATAGGCTACACCCATTCCATTACTACCAGTACTTAAACTACCTCTTGTCCCAGCTGGAATAGCAGTCCAAGTATTTCCATCCGAACTTTTGACAATAATTGAACCTGTCCCGACGGCAACCCAAAGTCCGGCACTTGTACCATCTTTGCCATAGGCTACGCCATATCCACTAGTGAGACCACCAACATTTCCAGCAGTAGTCCAAGTATTTCCATCCGAACTTTTTGCTATCTTTGAGCTTCCTCCGACGGCAACCCATAAATTACCTCCTAAACCATCTTTGCCATAGGCTACGCCGCGTCCAGATGTAATACCACCAACATTACCAGCTTGTGACCAAAGATTTCCATCTGTACTTTTTGCTATGAATGAACCTTCACCAACGGCAACCCAGTTAGCAGTCACACTTATCCCCCCCCCCGTTTTATTCGGCAACCTGGCTACCGAGTTAAATGTGTTGAAAGGCATTATAAAATAGAGGGACTATTAAAATAGAACCTCTACACCAAAATAAATACATCTTTGCTTTCCCACGCTTTCCTGTACGCCCAATTCACAAAATAGTACGCGCCCGTGGTGGTCGTGAGTTTCATCATTTGTTTGTCCTCTATCATCTTCTCGCAAATCACCTGATTGGAACCCAATCCATCCACCAACAACATCTTGTAGTCCGCGTTTTGTTTGATTATCTTGGCCAAGGCTTCCAAAAAGCCTAAATAGAGGAAGGAGGCGGACCCCGAACTTGTTGTAGGGTGGGGTTTTTCATCCGTAGTTAAGCTTGCGCTCACGGTAGCAACCAATCTCAACGTCTTCCCCCCGTGGTCCGCCACATGTTCATACAACATATGCGAATCCTCTATGAAATACATCGCAATCATCGTGCCTCTATACATCAGTGCATAAATGAAGAGTATCCCCGCCTTCACTCGGGCTTGTATCGCGCCGATGTCCAGGGCAACGACGAACCCTTTTAAAGAAGCGATTGCCTCTATGACTTGGTGCCAGTTGTCTTTGTAGATTTGGACAAGAGTCGTCGGCGCCGAAGGCTTAGAAGTCTTCGGCACCTTCTCAATAAAGTACAAGTTTGTGCTAAATGTGGTGATGGGTCGGAGTCCGGCACATCGGCCGACGTCCTTCTTCAAGAGGAACGCTGGTTTGTCGGGGGTTTTGTCATGGACGTTGTAGATATGGGTCGCAATCAGTTTTTGAATCGTGGCATCTTCGGCGGCGGCCACGTGGGAAATGTAATTGGCGACGTTTTTCGTAGGTTCGGCAGATTCCATGATATGGACGGGATAAGACAAGATGGTTCCACTGGGTTTTGTTACGAGAGGGTAATCAAAGTCGTAATAGAGAGAGGCCTGGGCGTCGTGGCCGGTCATCCGGGCCTCTATGTGTTTTGATTCACATTCGTATAAAATCTTGTCGGAAGGGATGAGATGGCGCTGTAAAAGCGAAGCAACTGATGAAAGCTCTGCGACTGTTGAATCCGATGAACCCGATTGTCCATTTGTCTTCACTTGGGCTCTCACCACATATTTGTTCCTACACGGCTTGATAGAGATTGGCTTCCCGGACCGGCGCAAGAACCAATCGTAACTATGATTGGCGTCCATGAAAGACCAAAATGGATACTTGATGCGGATGTAAATAGTTGATACAAATACGACAAACGCGATGAAAGCGATGATGTACAATAACCATTCCATAACTACTAAATAAGCGCCATTATAATAATGGGATTACAACAATAACCCCCTTCGGGGGCTATCTGAAAATTGCTTGACACAAAAATGGTACGTTTTTGTGGAGAGGTGTTTATTGAATGCGACTTATAAGTCGCACTCAAAAAATTGCGTGACGTAAAAACGGCACGTTTTTGCGGAGAGGTGTTTATTGGATATAAACCCTTCGGGTTTATAGCCAAAAAATTGAAAACATAAGTAACTTGTAAAACAGAAAGTATTAATACAGTTCCAAAAATGATGACACGCAGCCAAACTAGACAAACTAACACCGCCGCTAACGACAGCAACGACAACAACACCGCAAACACCGTTGTTATCACCACTCCTCGTAGAAGCATTCGGCTTATTGGACGATACCAAGAACCAGTGCTCAGGAGAAGCATTCGGTTAAACCCTCAACTTGTAGAAGATGAAACTCCGATTACAATGGATATCGTAGAGGTCCGAAGAAGAAGTGAGCGAATCAAGCAATCACCTCCAGTAGATTACTTGAAGCTCTCGGGTGAAAACAGCTTTTCTGAACAAAACGACTTCGCTGAACCTCAAGGCTATATGGACTTGGACGAGGATTACAATCCCAAGTACGACTTATCTGTCATCGTAGATGATGATGACGACGAGGAAGCGGAATACATTCATCATCGTTTGACTGAACTTGTTGCTTCTCCTCTTTCTGAACGAAGATACGACGCAAACATTGACTTTGATGTCGCCAGCGTTGCCTGGCGCAGAAACAAGCGCCCCATCGGCAATGGGATGTTTACTTACAGAACGCGAACCAATTAAGACTACACTAATATGGTTAAGGAGGGAGACCCTTTGTTTTTTACGGCTTTTCCTACGGTAATGGTATATGGAGTCATCCCCCAAAAAACGACTAAATGAATCCATTGTCGCCATATTGGGTAAATTGTCCGGAATGAAAACGGACAATCAATTCCAGAATCGTGCATACACAACCGCCCAAGAAACCATCTTAGATATCCAAGAAGATATCACGAATATAGAACAGTTGAGAGGTCGTCCCGGCATTGGCGCCACGATTATGGAGAAACTCACGGAGTTTGTAAAGACGGGGAAAATCGCCAAACTGGAACAATACGCGGCAAATCCGGTTTCCATATTTAGTGAAATATACGGTGTTGGTCCCAAGAAGGCGGCTGAATTGGTGGCCCAAGGGTTTACGACCATTGCGGAGTTGCGGAAGGCTATCAAGCAAACGCCGAATGTTCTCAATGCTACGCAAAAAGTGGGACTTCAATACTATGAAGACATCTTGGAACGAATCCCGCGCCGAGAGATTGATGAGTATGATGGTGTCTTTGAAAAAGCTATCGGTGAGCAAGCTATAAGCGGGCAAGCTATAAGCGGGCAAGCTATAAGCGGGCAAGCTATAAGCGGGCAAGCTATAAGCGGGCAAGCTATAAGCGGGCAAGCTATAAGCGGGCAAGCGATAAGCGGGCAAGCTATAAGCGGGCAAGCGATAAGCGGGCAAGCTATAAGCGGGCAAGCGATCCAGAAAGGCGATAATAGAAAGGATACCCGCTACGAAATCGTCGGCAGTTATCGCCGATTGGCCCCCGATTCAGGAGATATTGATGTCATTCTTACTTCCGACAATGCCTCTATGTTTGACCATTTTTTGGACACACTAATTCGCCAAGGTGTCATAGAGGTAGTATTGTCACGCGGTAAATCAAAGTGTCTCGTGATTGCGAGTTTGCCGAGTCATCGTGGTAAGCGTGGTGGGTTCATTTATCGCCGGGTTGATTTTTTATTCACACCGCCGGCCGAATACCCTTTTGCCGTGTTGTATTTCACCGGGAGCAAGGGGTTCAATGTGGTGATGCGGAATCGCGCGCTAAATCTTGGATACTCTATGAACGAACACGGAATGACGATAAAAGGTGTTGGCGCAAAGATAGAACAGACATTTACAGATGAACAAGATATCTTTGCGTTCCTGGGACTAGAATACAAGAAGCCGGAAGAGAGGATAGATGGGCGTAGTGTTGTTTTGCTAAAGGCGGCGACTCAGTTAAAGGTGCCTTCGGATAAGCCGCCGAAGGCGGCGACTAAACCAGAGGTGCCGCCGAAGGCGGCGCAAATAAAACAAGATAAACCAAAATCACCTAAAACCAAAAAGATAAGACAAGCAATGAAACCACGTACTTCCAAGAAGAATGTCGATGAGGCTCCCTTCGGGAGCGCCTCATCTAATCCGTTGAAAAAAGGCGAACGCCTTTTTGACAATAATGTTTCCACAAAGTCTGTGTCACCAGATGATTTGCTAAAACTCTTCGCCGAGTCTGGCATTTCCATTCTGGACGGTTTGACCGAATCCCAGCTCTCCTCTATGATTGAGAAGGCGAATGATATGTATTATAATAGTTCTAAACCTCTGGTTTCCGATGCCCAATACGACATCATAAAAGAGTACATCGAGCGAAAGTTTCCCGCAAACACCGCCATAAAACAGGTCGGCGCCGTTGTCGTAAAAAACAAAGTCGTCCTCCCATACGAGATGGCCTCTATGGACAAAATCAAACCCGAGTCGGATGCCCTAGTCCGATGGACCGCCAAATACAAGGGCCCCTATATCTTATCTGCGAAGCTGGACGGGGTCAGCGGCCTCTACACGTGTGAAGGGGAGATGCCGCGACTTTATACGCGCGGCGACGGCAAGGTCGGCCAAGACGTGAGCCATTTGACGCGGGTCCTCTCTCTCCCCTGTATTCCCGGTCTCGTGGTGCGCGGCGAGTTCATTTTGCGCAAGGCCGTTTTTGACGCCAAGTACAAGGGGACATTTGCGACGGCGCGTAATTTGGTGGCGGGAATCGTGAATGCGAAGACGATAGATGACAAGACGCGCGACTTGGATTTCGTCGTGTATGAGGTCATAAAACCCGTGCTAAAACCTTCTAAACAACTGGAGACACTTTTGGGCCACGGATTCAACACGGTCTGGCATCAGTCTGTGTCATCTTTGACAAATGAGGCGTTGTCGGCGGTATTACAAGACACGCGGGCCAAATACGAGTACGAAACTGACGGAATCATTGTCACCGATGACAAAGTTTGGTCACGAGGCACCGGCAACCCCGAACACGCCTTTGCGTTCAAGATGGCGATTAGCGACCAAATGGCGGAGGCGAAGGTGGTGGATGTGCTCTGGGAAGTGAGTCAGGACGGGTATTTGAAACCGCGGATTCGCATTGAACCGGTCAATATCGCGGGAGTAAATATTGAATACACTACCGGGTTCAATGGCAAGTTCATAGAGGAAAACGGAATCGGCGTGGGGGCGGTGGTGCGCGTAATAAGGTCGGGGGATGTGATTCCTTATATTCGCGAAGTCATCGCGCCGGCGGCGAAGGCGAAGATGCCCGATGTGCCCTATGTTTGGACGACCACGCGCGTGGATGTGATGGTGGAGAACGCGGCGGAAGACCCCGCAGTCAAGCGCAAGAACGTGATTGGATTCTTCTTGGAACTGGATATCAAGGGTTTGGGCGAGTCCAATTTGAAGAAAATGGTAGAGGCGGGACACGATTCGGTGGCGAAGATTCTTGGACTCAGTCTAGCAAACCTGGAAAAAGTCTTTGGGCAAGGGAAGACGGCGCCGGCGCTTTATGAAGGCATCAAGGCTCGGGTAGAGGGGGCCACGCTGGCGGAACTGATGACCGCGTCCAATCTGTTTGGGCGCGGAATTGGACGGAAGTCGGTGGATGCGCTGCTGAAAGAAAGTCCGGATTTCTTGACGTCGACAAAAGACAAGGCGACCAAATTAGAAATCCTTAGTAAAATCGGGGTCAAGAAGAATGGCGAGCAGTTTTATGATGCCATTGTGCCGTTTCGGAGATTCCTGGAGGAATGTGGATTGGCATACAAACTTGTTCATGTACAAGAGCCTTCGACCCAGATACCTTTGACTCAAAACCCATTATCCGGGAAATCGGTGGTAATGACCAAAGTGCGAGATGCTGAAATCATTGATTTCTTGAAACGCGTAGGCGCGACCTTGGATGACACAATGAAAACAACGACGTTTGTTCTAATTGTGAAAGATAGAGGAGATGTATCATCCAAGACCAAATATGCCGAGGCACGAGGCATACCCATCATGACTGTGGAGGAATTTAAGGGTGAGTACCTTTAAACGTCAGTACTTATAAATACCGATTATATAACCTAAATCACAAAAAGCGATTGTAATCGCCCCTCCCGAATCCCTTGGAGATGTATATAGAGATTAATAAGAGCGCACGACATAAGTACTTCGTGAAATGCGTCTGTATTTCACGAACATATTGAAAACCGGTTCAGGATCCGATCACCGTGCGTTATTGTAATTTGTAAAAAAATAAATGGTGTAAATGTTATCTGGTATATATTTATTCATAAATACATATTTTTCTATTGTTATTATATAACAATGTCATCAACAACTATACGAAGAACCTTAGACCAAGCACTTACTACTATAACAAAGGATGATGTGCCTAATATATTTAATAGATATTATCAGTCTCTCTTAGAAAATCTATCTGCCATTGAGTATTACAATACAGATTGTCAAAATCGGTCTTCTGCCACATGTAGGGATAGTTTGTTAAAAAAAATTGAGTTGGAACATTTAAACACTACGATCCGGGTGGATTTAAGATATTTGGCTGCCCAATTAGAAAAAGAAAATCATGTTGATTTAACTGCAGAAAAAAAAATAATAAATCCACGAATTTCGTTTGGTGGTAAAAGAAAAACACGACAACGAAGAAGTAATTGTAAGCGCGTGCGTAAGTCTTACAAAGCGAAGAGACACGTTGCTTAATAACTAAACCTCCGGATAATCTCCATATCAAACTCTGTCAACAATGTGTGGCCATATTGTTTGCCTAACGCCCGATAATGCATTATGTATTCTTCCGCGCCGAACTCTTGTTCGTTCGTATATAATGTACACGAATACGACTTGCCATTCCATTTGTACTTTTTCTCTATTTTGGCAATTTCGTCGTGGGTCAGGTCGTCAAAGGTTTGAATAAACTCGCGTAAGGTTTCGCGATGTGCGTCTCCATTGGTGTATGTGATTTTATAAGCAGTTGTCTGCGACTGGTAAACTTGTGACTGTTTATCCATATACGGGATTTAGACACGTCTTTTTATCTGGTATTGTGAAAAATTGATTTTTTCACAATGATATCGTTTGGACACATAGAACACTCTTACTACCTTTAATAAACACAAGCTTATATCGTAAACTTATATCGCAAGCTTATTATCGCAAGCTTATAAAATGTCCAACACAACAAACGTTATAATGGGTTCCGCCGCCCCCGAAGGGGTTGGTTCCACTGTCCCTGAAGGGGAAGCTAATTATAACTCTTATTACGAGTCTTTCTCGTTCCCTCTATCCCCTTTCCAAAAGCAAGCCATCCAAGCCATCGTGGATGGGAATCACGCCCTTGTATGTGCCCCCACCGGTTCAGGCAAAACCTTGCCCGCCGAGTTCGCGATTCAGCATTTCGTAAAAGCCGGCAAGCGCGTCATTTACTGTTCTCCCATCAAGGCATTGTCCAATCAAAAGATGTATGACTTTACCAAGAAATATGGGGATGAAATCTCGTTCGGACTCTTGACAGGGGATATCAAGACGAACCCCGGCGCCCAAGTGCTGATTATGACCACCGAAATCTTGATGAACAAGTTGTTCTTATTATCTGCACCTTCAACAGCCCCCATATCATCAGATTTATCTTTGGAACCTTCATCAACCGAATCTTCTTTAGCACCTTCATCTGGTTCGCTCACCTTTGACATCAATCTTGAAACCGATCTCGGCGCCGTGGTATTTGACGAGGTCCATATGATTAATTCACCCGATCGCGGCCACGTATGGGAAAAGTGTATCATGATGCTCCCCAACCACGTCCAAATGGTGATGCTCTCCGCCACGCTAGACGGCCCCCAGAAGTTCGCCAACTGGGTCCGCGGAACCGGCACCAAGGACGTGGTCCTCTGCCAAACCCACACACGTATTGTGCCCCTCACCCATTATACCTATTTGACCACCGGCGAGGGATTCTACAAGAAACTCGGCGACAAAGAGGCAGAACGCCGTGCTCGCGCGTCCATCGGCAAATGTCTCGTGCTCCAAGACGCTACCGGCGCATTCAACGCCGACACTTACCGTGAGACCGCCCACATCTTGAAACTCCAATTTGAGAATCGTGTGTTCTTGAAACGCAAGGCGGTACTCAACGACTTGTTTGCGCATTTGAAGGCGGAGTCCATGTTGCCCGCGATTGCGTTCGTGTTTTCCCGGCGAAATGTGGAAATGTGTGCACAAGAAATCACCGTGCCGTTGCTGGGCGACGACGCCGACCCCCATTTTATTCGCACGAAATGTCAATCTATCTTGTCGCGCTTGTCCAATTGGCACGAATATGCGCGAATGCCCGAATACGAGACGTTGGTGCGCCTGTTGGAGCGCGGCATCGGCATCCATCATTCGGGGATGATTCCAGTGTTTCGCGAAATCGTGGAGTTTATGATTGCCGAGAAACAGATTCGGGTCCTTTTCGCCACGGAGAGTTTCGCGATTGGGCTGGATTGCCCCATTAAGACCGCGGTCTTTGTGAGTCTGAAGAAGCCCGATGGCGGCGAGCATTTGCGCTATTTGTTGCCGCACGAATATACACAGATGGCGGGGCGCGCCGGTAGGCGCGGTTTGGACACGGTGGGCAACGTGATTCATTGCGCCAATCTCTTTGATTTGCCATCCACGAGCACTTACAAGGAGCTGTTATCGGGGCGGCCGCAAACACTCACCAGCAAGTTCAAGTTGTATTATCCGATGATACTCAATTGGTTGTCGCGGACGGGGCGCCCGGGGTCAATTGACGATTTCGTGGAGTTCGCGGAGGATTCTATGCTCCAAACGGAGATGCGCGCCATACAAGGCGGATTGGAGCGCGAAATCCGGGATTTAGAAGCCAACTATGAAAGCGTATTCGCATTGATACAGACCCCGAGAGAGACCTTGGCTGAATATTTGGACCTGGAATCGCGACTGGCATTTGCGGCGAACAAACGGCGCAAAGAAATAGAGGCGGAGATGCGGCGACTGGAACCGATTGTGAAAAAGGATTTGCCGCATTATCGCAAATATCGGGATAACGTGGCCTTGTTGGCGGAAAAGAAGAAGACGTTGGAGAGCAACCAGTACTATATCCAAGGAGTCGTGGAAAACCTGATGGCGGTATTGTTGGAGAATGGTATCTTGGTGGGTGCCGAAGACGATGGGTTCTATGAACTGAGTCGGCCGAAGGGGGTCATCGCCTCGCGCGTCGCGGAAATCCACCCCGTGTTACTCGCGAACATTTGCCCACTTCTGATGAAAATGGAATCGGCGGAATTGGCGGGGACGTTGAGTTTGTTCACCGATGTGCGCGTCCACGAGGATGTGAAGATATGGGCGGGGTTCAAACACATTTGCGACGACGTGTTGCTCAATGACTTGTTGTGCCAGTTCAATGATGCCAAAGAAGACTTGATTGGGATGGAGAATCGCGAAGGCGTTGTGATGGCCGATTCGGGACTGGAGCAGCATTGTTATGACATAGTGGATTATGTCATCAAATGGTGTGGGTGCGAAGATGAAGCGCAGTGTCGAGGACTCATTGAGCAACTCGCGGAAGACAAGGGGGTTTCGGTGGGCGACTTTAGCAAGGCGTTGCTGAAAATATCCACGATATCGCGCGAACTGATGGCGATGTGTGAGACGGTCAAAGACGACTCGTTGGTAGAACTGGCGCACAAGTTGTCCAAGATAGATTCGCTGGTTTTAAAATATGTGGTTACGAACCAGAGTTTGTACTTGTAAGTGGGTTCGTAGGGTCCAATGTATGTTGTGCCCCTGATGGGGGGACCAAGCTGAGCCCAATCGGATGGACTTGTTCTTCGGCTTGTTTTTTCTCAACTGTTTTTTTTTCAACCTTGTTCTCTTGCTGTTGTTCGCGCATTTGTATCAATATGGACATATGTTGTTCCAGACCGTCTTCCATTGGTGAATATAAAAACACTTGATAATTTGTTTTTATATGGGATGAGAGGCAATCGTTGTTTTGAATAAACTCCACAAAATATATTAATTAAAATATTCACCAATATAAATGAGACGTATTATATTTACCAATAATAAAAGGTTGAACTATAATAAATATACACTCGGCAGCGGTGTAGGTAGTGTAAATAGTTCAAATCGCGCGGCTCTTAAACGTCGGGCATCAGCTTCTTGTTGTACTCGTAATATTGTGCGTTCTGGAATAAGATATGTGAAAGTTCTTTTTCGTGAAACCTTTGGAATTATACAGATATCCCAGCTTGCGGTATATTCTAATGGTGTTAATATCGCACCAAACGGAACGGTAAGCTCAAAAAATACATTCGGGTTTGGCAGTTCCGAGAATTATCCAAACGATGGGATACTAAGCGCAAGAGGTTTTCCATTTATCTATCATTCATATGAATTTTCGGAGGTGGAGGAGGAGGAGTTTGGATATTGGTTGCTTGATTTAGGCCAAGAGTTTGTCGTGAATCAAATTGTATACTATAACCGTAGCGACAGTAATAATGACAGAGCAATTGGGATGTTAGTTGAAACATATGATGGTACCTATAATAATAATTTTCCGAATGTCAGTAGTCCATTGAATCAATTTACGTTAAATAGTGATTTAGTTCAAACATTATTATTAGCATAGGTGAAATGCTATTTTCTATTATAAATTACTTTGTATAATAGAATGTTTATCCGAGGTTATAAAATTACTTTGTTTCACTCACGATTTGTTGAAACATCACATTCAATTGATTGATATCCGCCCCCACGACGCTGAAATCGGGAATGACGTCTAAATTGCCTTTGCGGAAACAGAGGACGGCGGGAATGCCGCTCACTTGGCGCTTGGTTTTGAATGTTGCATACAGCTCAAATGACTCGTCAATATCCACCTTATAACAGTTGACGGAATCGGGTAAGACGGAGAACCAGTGGTCAATGAGAGGCTCCACCTTCTTACATGGCCCGCACCATTCGGCACCGAGCTTTAGCACGACGTGGCCGGGGTTCTGTGCGAGTAATTCCTTGAATGCCTGGACGGACAATCCGTCTAAATCTTGAACCTTGGGTTTCGCGTTGTTTGAGAATTGCATATATATGGAGGATGGAGATTTTGGGATGAGGTTTTAGCGCGGGGTTGTTGAATAAAGTGATAATTATAAAAACGTGTAAATATTTACCATATAAACTTATATACAAATATTATTATAATAATGTCTTCCTATACAATTAAAGATATTGACGCAGCAATTAAAATTGGTACATTTGTAGCATATGCTAGTAATAATACACCTCCTACTGGTTGGATAGCGTGTGATGGTACATCACGAGCAAATACTAATAATATCTATGGAGGATTAATTGATATGAGTATTGGAAATGGAACCAACTTATCTGGTCAAGTATATCAAAACTATACTCCTCCAGATTTGACAGATAGAATAATGACAGGTGTATCGGCAACCACAAACGACTTGGCATTAAATAGTACATCTGGTAGTAATACTCTTAGTTTAAGCGTGGATAATCTTCCTTCTCATACACATACGATTTCACTTACTGATGCTAGTCATAATCATACTGCCATAGATTATCGTAATGCTACTACAACACCAGCATTTCCCGGCGTCTCTGGACCTGGTGGCAATGATGACTCGATTGGGACTCGTACAGAGACAACTAGCGCAAATACAGAAGAACACACGCATAGTATTGTAGTTAATAATGTAGTTAATTGGACTCAACAAAGTAGTATATCTACAAAAAATCTATCATATCAAATTGTGTGGATAGTAAAGTATATTTAGTAATTATTACACCTTTTCACATTCAAAACGCTCCCTTTGGGGGGGGGGGGGGAAATTTCATAAGGAAAGAAAATGGGTATACTTTTTGCACTTTGGTTACAAAAAAAATGTAATAACTAATATTTTAGTATCCAATTAATTACATAACAACTATTTAAAATATTAACAGGAGTACCAGTACCATTGGAGTTCGAAGTACTATTGGCGTGGGAATGTGTCACGCTGGATGTCGTTTTAGAGTCTAAATAGTCAGCTATAGCTCCATCACCGCCATATCTATCACCACCATTTGGCTGTTGTGAATTACCATATGGCTCTGCTGCGTCTTCACCCATAGACCAATCAACGTTGGTGTGTATATGATTAATGCCAGTATGATTTACAGTACTTGGTGTGCTATGATTGTGTAATGGAACCTCAGTTATAGTGTATTCGTTATTATTATTGCCTACCGTTGTTTTCAAATTAGCAGAGTTGTTTGTACCAATCATTGTATATTTTCTCAAATCTGGAGGAGTATAGTTTTGATATACTTGACCAGATAAGTTGGTTCCATTTCCAATACTCATACCGATCAATCCTCCATAGATATTATTAGTATTTACTCTTGTTGTGTTATTGCAGATAATCCACCCTGATGGATCAGTTGAGCCTCCATATGGGCAAATAGACCCAACTGGGTATGTTACGGATAAAGTGTTAATAGTATATGACATATTATACTATACAATGTCTTTTTTTATAAATAGTATTAACCCATTTGCTTTTGCTGGTCAAATGATTGCATATTTAGGTACAACAGACCCAGATGGTTGGATTATATGTGATGGAACTGAAAGAGAATGGGACAATAAATATCAATCATTAATTGATATGAGTATTGGAACCAGACCTATTACTTCAAAATATAAGCCTCCCGATTTAAGAGATAGACATCTGCGTGGAAAATCAACAGACTCCCCCACAAATTCTGTCTCAGGTGATAATAATAATTTATCTGTTAGTATAAATAATTTTCCTGACCATAATCATGGAACAAGCACATCATCCGGTGTAACTAATGCTACTACAAGCCACACACACACATATACCGATTACTATTATTCTGATAGCGGGGGTGGTAATAATGCAAATGATGGAGAAGCAGGTGACGGTACCCCGGGTGATATACGAAAAACATGGAATACAAGTAATCCAACATATACAGACCATTCTGTAACAATTACAAGTGCTGGTACAAATACTAATGTTTCTATTTCTATACAAAATAATAGTTATCGTATAAATTGGATACTAAAATATTGATTTATGTTTTACAAATTATTATATAAAATATATATTTTTAATGGTGTAATTATAGAATAAACCTTACTAAATATTTAATATTATATCAGTTTTACACCTTTGCGCATTTATAATGCGCAAAGACTAGCTACTTTTGCACTCATAATCCGCCGATAAATCGGCGTTTTATACCGGTGAAGATTTAAAACCGCACACCTACGGTGTGCTTTGTTTCAAATCGTTACCGATACCGCGCCATTAAAGATTTAAAACGTGCCGTTTTAAATGTTCAATGGTGTAATTGTGCAAAGGTGTATAATAATATCCCCGTCCAAATCCCGCAATTATTCTCCATCCCCATATTAACCACAATGTCCTCTCACAATCTGGATATCAACAAGTATTCGCTGGAAGAAATCTTCGGGCTCTTTGACCTCACTTACAATTTGACCGAGGATTCTATGCGCGCTGCCAAGAAGAAGGTTCTCATGATTCATCCCGACAAATCCCGTTTGCCGCCCGAGTATTTCCATTTTTACCGAGAGGCATACGACATTGTCCTAAATATTTACAAGCAAAAGGCGCGGCAGACCGAAGGCGCCCTAAATGCGAAATCCGTTTATAAACCGCTGGACCACGAAGAATCCCGGCCGGATATTTCCAAGAAGATGGCCGAAAGCGTCTCAGGAACAAGCAAAAATCAGAACGCCTTCAACAACAAGTTCAACGACCTCTACGACAAGAACATGGTCAAAAAGGCCGACACGAGTCGCTACGACTGGTTCCGACAAGCCGATTCCGTCTTTGACGACTTTAGTCAAAAACAGGTGAATCCCAAGAATATGGGGACCGAATTGGAGGCCATCAAGCAGAAACAGGCGGCGCTCCAGGTCTATCGCGGCGTCCAAGAAATGAATGCCAGTGGGTCTCGCGGCACCAGTTATTTTGAAGAAGACGACGGGGCCGACTACGTCAGCAGCGACGTATTTAGCAAATTGAAGTTTGACGATTTGCGCAAGGTCCATAAAGACCAGACTGTGTTTGCCGTGTCCGAGTCGGATTTAAACAAGCGGGTCCAGTATAAATCGGTGGACCAGTTTGTGCGTGACCGCGACGGGGGCAACCAAGCGCCTCTCTCCAAGATGGAGGCGTCCCAGCTCTTGGAACGGCAACAGAAAGAGAAGGAGCAACTGATTATGAACAAACAGCATCGCGACTATATGCTTCAAAAAGAATACGAGACGAAACAACAAGCAGTCAGGGCGGCGTTTTTACAACTAAAATAAGTAAATCTTAACCCTTATTCCAACATTATATGCCATCATTCTATAATGGCTAGAGGTCGTGGAGGTATTGGTGGTTCAGGTATATTTGGCGGCGTCGGAATCGGGACTGGCATCGTGTGCGATTCCAAGGACAATTCGTGGTATTGCTCTTTCACCAAGATTGTGTCAGTGATTATAAATCTGTTTATCGTGTGTCTCATTCTGTATTTTGTGTTCAATTGGGTTTCCACAAGGGTGTTTCGAAAGAGTGTTCGCGGCGGTGGGTCTAGGTCCCTAATATAATATTCTTATTGTGGTTGTAATAAGAATATATCAAAAATATATACATTATAGAGATGTTTGACAGAAAATATGCATACCATTATTTATTCACAATCGGTGTAATCACGGTCGCCAGTTATTTTAGCGACAAAATCAAGCAGGGGCTCAGCAGCAACGACGCCGAAAACAATCTGATTCGCCAATATTTGTTGAACGAGTCGCCCCTCTATGGATTCAATCGCCCCAAGATGTGGATTCACAGCACCTACGAGAAGAACGCGCGTCAGTGGAAGGATTTCTATAGCCGCAATTCCACCGATTTGAATCAGCCGTACATTCATCTCACCATCAAATCCATTATCAACCATTGTGGAAACGATTTCAATATTTGTTTGATTGATGACGAAACATTTAGCCGACTTATTCCCACGTGGAATATTGATATGGCGACGGTCCCTGAGCCCGCACGCACAATGTATCGCGAATTGGGAATGATGAAGCTGATTTATTTGTACGGCGGCATCGTGGTCCCCAATTCGTTCGTGTGTTTGCGCGCGCTGGCGCCCCTCGTCGCCGAGGATAAGCCCTTTTTCGCGGAGGAAATCAACCGGTCCTCAAAGAAGCAAGAGTTTTTACCCAGCACTAAGCTGATGGGCGCGCCCAAGGGAAGCCCCGTCATCAAAGACCTGATTGAGTTTATGGAGACGCGCAACAGTTTTCCTCATTTCAACAACCAGTCCGCGTTCTTGGGAGAGGTCCAGCAGATGATTCTGTCGCGCACTGAGGCGACAACTATCGTGGATGGCCGCTTGATAGGTGTCAAAACCACGAAAAACAAGCCGATTCTGCTGGAGGACTTGATGAGTGATAATTATTTGGACCTGGATGAGAAGGCATATGGCATCTACATCCCTGCCGAGCAGGTTTTGGCCCGGCCCAAGTACCAGTGGTTTGCCTACCTCTCTTCCGCCGATGTGTTGGCGACCAATGCGGTGATAACAAAGTATTTGAAGGCGTCGGCCGTCAATGAATATACGAAGGACACGCATACTGTGAAAAGCGTTACGACGATATAGAGGGAACCGGATCCGGTAACGCACCTTCTGGTACTTCACCTTTGGTTTCTTCACCTTTGGTTTCTTCACCTTTGGTTAAAGTGCCTTCCGGTAAAGCACTCTTCGGTGCTTTATGTCCCTTGTGCGCCGACACCTCTTGCGCCGTCGTGTCCCCATTGTGGTAAATCATATAATCCACGTGATACTTTGATTGGTGGTATTTGATTTCCGAATCAAATCGCACATTGGCCGTTCGCGACAGTTGCCGCACGATATTCGCAAACATTCGGTAGGTGAAATCGCGGTCAATATAGAACCGTTTGGACACGTGATAATACGGGCGGATTTCGTCGCGGAACTTTACAAATAGCTCGTGAAATTGGAGTTTCTTGAAAGCATTCAGGTCCAAAAAATAATACTTCTCCGTTTTCAGGCATATTTGTTCCAATAAGGCGAACAAAATGCTGATGGGGACGTTTTTTTTGAACACTTGCTCGCACATTATACAATAACTATACATTCATTCGCGTTTTTATTATATTGTTTTTTTCACATTATCATTTTCAAATATGCGTTTTAACGATCTTATTGACATTGTTCGTGAAAAATGCCAGCTCAATAATGTCTTCGTGGACTTTGTGGAAAATCGTGATACATTTACAAAGATGCGGCACAATGTTGTATTTCTCGGTCTCCGAGAGCGTGTCCGTGAACTTCACAAATGTGAAAAAATAATCCAAAATATCAATGACTGAGTACCCATAGTCATGGATTTCGTAGAGGATTTTCGTTGCGTCGGAGATGTTGTTGGCCCGTAGATGTGCGACATATCTTTCAAACAACAGATACGAGATATTGGAGCAGAGGCGGCTGGTTAGCGCAAGGTCCACCGGTTTCCCATAAATGTAGATTTTCTCCAAATGATTGATGAGGATTCGGATGGAATTGTTGCTAATATTTAGTAAAAAGGGGCGACTGGCTTCGTCAATTTCCAGCCTCTCTGCTTCAATGATTTTGTTCATCGTTGTTGCTAAATGTTCGCGTGTTGACGGTGCGATTTTTATGATGTGTAGTCGCGACTGTAAGCTTTCATTCACCTTCTGAATATTGGTACATACCGACAAAAAATGGATGTTCTTGTTGTATTTGTCAATACAGTTGCGAAACACTTGCTGGCTTTGTTCGTTGATGTTGTCAATGTCGTCCACCACGATTATCTTCTTTTTCCGGGGTATGCTGGACTGCGACTGGCAAAACGTCTTGAGTTCGTTGCGAAAAAACTGGATGCCCTGTTCTTTCAAATTGTTGATTATCATGATGTTGTGTTCCGGGAAAATAGAGGTCTCGCTGAATCCGTAATATTCGCGGATAATGGCATTGATGACGGAGGTCTTTCCAGAACATGTGTTTCCCACGAGGAGGATGTTTAGGTCGTCTATCTCGTTGAGCGTTTTGAACACGGTGTGGTGTTGGGGGTCCAAATAGAAGTCGCGAATGAAATAGGGTTTGTATTTGTTTATGAAGGTGGATGTCATTTTGCGCGGGATACTAATAGAGGCAATTCGCTTTTATCTATTTTGCGTAGTAAATGATATAGATATATACCAAAAAGTACTATAGGATGTCAAAAAATCACTATGACACATTGGGTGTATCGCGCGAGGCAAGTGATAAGGAAATCCGGCAAGCCTTTCGCTCACTCTCTATGAAATATCATCCGGACAAGGTGATGAACGCCGAGCCGGCAGAACAAGAGCAGGCGAAAGTGCGGATGCAGGAAATCAATGCGGCGTATGAGATATTGGGTGACGACGCAAGCAAGCAAGAATACAACAATGAGTTGGATGGTGTTCACGCGAACCCATTTTTCCCTGGAGGTGGGTTCCCTGGAGGTGGGTTCCCTGGAGGTGGGTTCCCCGGAGGACCCGGAGTCCATTTCATGAATATGAACGGAAACCCCGACCTTGGCAATATATTTGAAATGTTGTTTAGCCAACATGGGGGTGGACCACCGGGTATGTTTTTTCACCCGGGTATGGGCATGGGTCCTCCTCCGACCATTGTGAAAAACGTGGAGCTCACGCTTTCACAAGCATATACGGGACACGCTATAACTGTGGATATTGAGAGGTGGATTCAAAAGGACAACCAGAAAACCGCCGAAACGGAGAAAATCGGTCTAAATATTCCCGCTGGCATTGAAGAAGGTATGAATCTGTTGATAAAGGGCAAGGGCAATGCTTATTCCAATGGTGTTCGGGGCGATATCAATATCGTGATTCAAATCACGAATACAACCCCCTTCCGCCGTGTTGGAAACGATTTGTATTTGAAAAAACAGATTACGTTGAAAGAGGCGCTGTGCGGATTTCAATTCCAGTTTGTTCATTTGAACGGGAAGACGATGGTGATGAATAATACGACGACTATCATTTTTAACGGGGCTAAAAAGAATATTAACGGGCTTGGTATGACAGCCGAGGGCAGTTTAATCGTGGAGTTTGATGTGGTTTTTCCGACGGAATTATCCAGCCTACAAAGAGAGGCACTTACAAATATCCTATAATTTTCGTCGTTTGGTCTTTTTGTTGCGTCGTTTGCCTCTTGAACCAGCTGCGCCATGGCCGCCAACGGTTGTTTGTTGGTCTAACCTAGATGACTCTCCTTCTAAGCTACGCGGCCGTTCTCCTTCAGCTGACTCTTCAACTGACCCTTCTTGTAAGCTACGCGGCGACCCTTCTTCTAAGCGAAGCGACCCTTTTTCTAAGCTCGGCAACCCAGATTCATCTATCGGCTCCTCTTTGTATGCCACAAAATAAACCAGCATCAACGTAGAGAGCCCAACCATCGCCATTGAAAGCGCACTTGGATTGGGATTTGGTCTGATGTATTTTTTGAAAATATTATTGATGCCGTCCATTCGTATATATGTATGTTCTAAAATATTACATAAATATATATGCTGTCCAAAATTGATTACAATATGATAATTAAAGTACAAAAACGATACCGCATACTCGAGAAACAGGTTCGTGAAATAGAAAAAAACATTCAAAACATTCATAGCGAGTTTAGGGAAATAGACGAATATATCAGCGACAATTTACAGAATGCCTTTTTGGAAAACATCTATAGCGACAACGATTTGTCCCGGATGAGTAAATTATCGGGCGAACGGCCGTTTACGGCAGATATGGAAGATGACCTTATGGAGATGACGGATAAAGAGGTTTCCTCGGATAAAGATAACAAGCAATCCGAAGATAAAGACAAGCAATCCGAAGATGAAGACAAGCAATCCGAAGATGAAGACAAGCAATCCGAAGATGAAGACAAGCAATCCGACGACTTGTCAGAAGACGATTCATCTACTAACTATTCATACACCAAAACCTATTCCGCGCAATTACAGTATCCCATCCAAGACTTGGCGATGAACGTCGCCGATTATGTGGACTCCAACCCTGAACTCACCGAAATAACGTTCATCTATTGTTGTTTTTCAATCAACAAGGACAACATTGTTCCATTCGTTGTGTACAACGTGGATACCAACAATGATATTGTGTCGTTCCCCTCTATGACAGCAAAGGCCACAGATGACGTCAACAAATATATAACCGATGTTATCAAAGTCGGCACATTTGTGGGATACATCCCGGATACATCCACCATTTATTTGTTTTACAACTTTGCGGAACCCGATTCTCTCCCAGGCAAGCGCGCAACCATCAATGAATTGTGCCATCTAAAGTCTGTAGACGAAATCGCCGTTGACGAATCCATCATCGCATTATTCGCGCAAAATAAGCAACTTATTCACATATTAGATTTGGAAACCAATGAGCAAATTAATATTCCATTTAGCGGTTATTTATGCGGACTGGACGATAAAAACGCAGTAATCAATATTGATGAAAACGCAGAGGACGATATTCCTCTATTCACTGACGATATCTTTGGTGTAGGATTGGAAGGGGATTATTACTATTTGACGACGCACAAACTGGATGTGTCCCGCAGGGAAGATGCGCAGCGCTATGCGATTTTCCCTTTGGACGGTATTAATTTTGATAAACCGGACCAAGATTATTCGGAATACAATTCGGTCTATTACAAATCGGACAAACGCGACTTTTGGGCAATCACGTCGGTAAAACAAATTGGTAAAATATAATCAATTATTATGATATAATTCATTATATGTATCGTGTTGGAGGATCACTTACAGAAATAAATATAGATAAAACCGAAGAACCGACGATGTCTCCTATGTCGGGACAAGGACAAGGAGTCCTCTCCGGACAAGGAGACCTCGTAGGTGGATTACTCTCCGGAGGAGGTCTCGTAGATGACATCATGAAGGGCGCAAACAACTTATCATCGGATGGGCCAAAGATTCCGATTCCCGACACATCTATCAAGGAAGACATTTTACCCGACACAGCTACGACAAACGCAATTATAGAACAGGCTCGCACGATGGACGACAGCTCTTTTTCGGCTTCTGCAATCCTGAATGCGATTTTTGTGTATATTGCTAAACTCCTTTTTGTGGTATTTGAAATAGACAACAAAATGCTACACAATGGATTGCTCGCGCTTGTATGGCTTTGTATCGGCGGTCTCTTGTTTTTGATTGCTTCCGGAATATCAAATACCAATATTACGTTTATTCTATACTGCTGTGCGCTATGGATAATGGCGTTAGCGGTGTTGTTTGTAATTATACAGCCCTATCGGAAGGGTGTGTAGAATGACCCCTTCTTACAATTGCCTCTTCGGGGCCCTTCTTAAACTCCATTGGCACCATATGACAAAATAAATGATTCCAATACATCCTCCTCTACGGTTTCTTTCAGCGAGTCACGCAAATCGCTCCCATCCGGCTTATACCCAGCATTGGATTGATACAACGAGATGTAATCCAGAATCAGCTTCTTGTTTTGATTCACGCGGATTTCTTCCGCCGCGCGAACCTTCTCTTCCGCGACTCGTGCTCGTTCGGCCTCTCTCTTCGCCTCTTTCTCTTTCAGTTTAGCCATTTCTTCCGCGATCCGCTTGTTCTCTTGGTCTTTGATGCGCTGTTCATATTCTTCGCGCATTTCAGCGTTTTTGCGCGCCATTTCGTTCTGAATCTTGCTGATTTTCTCGCTCACCACGGAATACAAAATGTCATTGGTAGGTGTGGGGTCTTCTTCCTCTGTTTTGGTCCATTGATACTTATCTTCGTCGGCACTAATAATGATATTACAAATATCGGGTTTCTTAATCGCCTCAAACCTCTCTGTTCGCTTCTTGAGTTCCGTGATTTTCTTCTGGCGCTGTTCGTCGGTCTTCTTCTTACAACATTGGGTCCATAGATTGGTTTCGTCGCCCGAAAATGTGGCAATAAACTCACCGATGACTCCTGGGGGAATAGAGGGACTGGTCTCCATCAATCGGTCAAACTCTTCGCGATTTGTTTTCAAGAAATGCCCGGCGTCTTCGGACCGGTCATCGGGGTGTTTTGCGAGCTCAATCTTGATATTGCGCGCGAACTTGTCCCAGGCAATCGCCGACACTCGGTGCGATTCATTGTACTCAGAGATTTTCAAGTATTGCTGGATGGTTGTCAAGATACCGATGAAGATATTGACCGAACCGATGACCATGGGGGCGTACAATTGCATAGATATTGGCAGACTGCCCTGTGCGAAAGAAGCCGTACCACTGATGGTTGATAGAATGATGGCGGGGATGGTGAACCACGCGTGTAATACGGAGAAATTCTGGTGGGCGCGATAGTGGAGCCATTTGTAGCATTTGGCGATGTCGCACCATTCAACGACGATTTTCTCGTTGGTGGGAGACCAGGCGGCACTAATGGTTGTTCCGGCGACGCTGGATTCAGGCTCCTGGTCTTTTATCAATTCTTGGGTTTCGGACATTATATATATTGTGCCCAAGAAATTGGTTAATGGTAGAGAGGTTACGTATCCATTTGGTCTTGTTTAGAAATTGCTTACATATAAGATATAACCTTATGGGTCCTGTTCAAAAAATTGCTTAACGAGGTAAGGTGTTGAAAAATTGCTTAACACGAAAACGTCAAGTTTTCGGGTTAAGGTGTTTCTTGGCTATGGAATCTTACAGATTCCATAGCCAAGAAATTGAAATCTTTTTTTGAAATAAACTGATGGCATAAATATTAAACCTGAACCTTTTACCAAACGAAAAACGAACTACAAACTACGATGTCTACCTACGATATCTTCCTCCCCAGAATCACCATCACCAACTTGGACACCACGGAAACGATGAAACAAAAGATTGTCGGCACTATCCAGAATATGGGTATTGGCAAGATTACACTCTTTGATTTGTTCTTTTCCAAGAAACACAACAACCACTACGCTTTCATTTCACTTGAGTTGTACGTCAATTATGCGGCGGTCCAATTTGTGAAAAGCATCAATGACCGCGGCTTTGCTAAATTAGCCGACAAGGATTATTACTGGAAAGTGGTGAAATACGTTTTGCCAGACTACCGTCGCCCCTCGGTTGTCCTGAATAATGCATTTATTCAAGAAGAGGAAGACTTGGTCAACGATGTCTTGACCGAACAAGATGTACAAGACGATGTCTTGGAAGACGCTGTCTTAGATGACGATGCCTCGGAAGAATGTCTCTTTACGGAAGAATACGCAGCTGTCTTGGTCGACGATGCCTCGGAAGAACGTCTCTTTGCGGAAGAATATGCTGCTGTCTTGGACGACGATATCTTGGACGACGATGTCTTCTTTGACCTTGAACCCAACTTGTTTCAAATGCCAGAATCAGATGTTGTATCTTTCAACAACAACTACGTTGAAACCAATGACTACATTGATAACAACAACATTTGGGCAAATGACCTGAAGCCACTGTTTCCCGAATGGGCGCAGAACCCGTTTCCCATTCCCAATTGCTTGATTTTGAAGCAAGAGGATTCGGTGTCTTTGGCAGCAGAAAATGATTTTGAGATGTTTGCTAGAAGAGTCTTGGGGCGTAGTCTGTTTGATGAATTGTGTTCTGTATAACTTGTGTTCTGTATAACTTGTGTTCTGTATAACTTGTGTTCTGTATAAAACTTTTACTATAATCTGTATAAAAATCTGTATAAAAATCTGTATAAAAAAAACCCATATCAAAAAATCTGTATCAAAAAAAAATAAAAATCCGCGTTATAATTACATATATAACGTAGTTTTTTATTGTAAATGCCAATTGTTACTGCCTCTCTTTACGGTGGTCTTGGAAACCAGTTATTCCAAATCGCCGCGACGATTGCTTATTCGCTCAAGCACGGTCTCAACTATCAGTTCAAACATTCAACTAATCTCGGTAAAAGACCCACTTACTGGAGCAATTTCCTCCATAAAATGTGTAAAAACCTGACAGACGACCTAGATACAAGCAAGTTTATAACAATCAACGAAGCCTCTTATCATAATTGTATAACCGTCGATTCCGTGGTTTTAGATGATTATTTCCAAAGTCCCCAGTTTTTCAATGAATACCGCGCACAAATCTTGGGCACCTTTGATATTGAGAGTCATCGTCGCATGGTCCAACAAAAATACAACATCATTGAATCCAGTATCAGTATCCATTTCCGTAGAGGCGATTATAAACAATTGCTAGATTGTCATCCCATTTTGCCCGACGATTACTACGCCGAATCCATCCACTATATTTTGACTCAGGATTCATCCGTTACGCATATCTATTATTACTGCGAAGACGAAGACGTGGCGGACATAGAGGCGGTGATTACCGAGTTGAAAACCATGTTTACAGGATTATCATGGAGTCGGGCGAAAGCCGACGCCGATTGGGAAGAAATGGGTTGTATGAGTTGTAGCCGACATCACGTGATTGCGAACAGCAGTTTCAGTTGGTGGGGAGCATACCTCAGAACCGATAGCATTGTTGAAAAAAACATTGTATGTTACCCTGCTCTCTGGTTCGGGCCTCTCATTGCCAAGGACGTTTCCACGATGTTCCCCCCCAATTGGATAAAAATATGGATATAATACAAATATGGAAAGCGCAATCGGCGAGTTGAAAAACCGGTTTAACCAAATCAACGACCAAATCGGCAAAATATTGGAAATCAAGATGTCGGCGCATTTCAAAATCAGTCGGTTCAAAACGATTTACGACGAAATGATACAGTTGAACAGTTCAAAGAAACATTTCCTGGTTTGTTTAGAGGCGTTACATTTCCAGTATAAAATGTTTATCACCGAACAGGAGAGTTTAACACGAGCATTGTTGATGTTGTTGAATCGCGTGTATCGGGACTATTTCAATTATTACAATGTAATTTTGAAAGAGCTGCCGAAATATGAGGTACATGCGCCGGTGATTGCGAAACAACATTTGGTCTACAAGGATGCCGAGCCCAGTGCGGAGTTTCAACCGGAAGATATTGCGCTCGTATTTGAGAATATGATGTCGCTGCTTTATTCGGTCGCATTGAAATACAATGAGAACGAAACGGTGATTCGCCAATACAAGGCGCGGTCGGTAAGTGGGATTTTCATCGGCAATTTGATAAACACGCTGGAATATGATAACCGAGTATTGGATGACCATGCGAGCCTCTTTATCAAGAGTGTGGAGTTCACATTACAGACGCAGGCGTCGTATTTTTCAAAAACGCTGAAACGGTTTCAATGTGCTGTGGAAGATATAGACAATGAGGTGTCGTTTCAAGAATCGCCGTGGGACAATTCGGGGATGAGTGTGGCGGACCAGGTGGTTCAAAAAACGGATGATGGGTATCCGATGGTGAGCCAATGGACAAGTCTACCAGACGACCGAAGCCCTCCTTCGGTGGGCGACCGAAGTCTACCAGACGACCGAAGCCCTAAGGCCTTAGAGGCCTTAGACCCTGAGCAAAAGGCTCTAGAAGACTTGGGTAAAGACCCTGATACTAAAGACCCTTATCCAAAGGCTCTAGAAGACTTGGGTAAAGACCCTGATACTAAAGGCCCTTATCCAAAGGACCCAGATGACGATGTTGTCGGAATGACAATTGATGAAATCAAGGATTTGTAAATCGGTAACGATGCCACACCGTTTGTAAAATTAAACCGTCGAAGAATTGATGGGACTTTGTGCCATTTTAATTCTTCGTCGGTTTAAAACATAAAGTTACCTTTGTTTTTTAGTATCTTGTTTTTGGGCGTTTTCGGTCTTGAGCTTGGCTTTTTCTTATGGCGGGTCATCTTTTCCTTATGTGAAGACTTCTTCAGCGACGCCTTTTCCTTAGCATTCGGCGTTTCAATAAACACGTTTTCCGGCTCTTTTTGTCGCAGTGATTTACCGGTCTCTGGCTCCTTCCTCGCCAAACTCGGGTTGTATTTCAAGAACCACTCATCATATTCGCGCGTTCCTCTCTTGTCTGCCAACTCCTTGAACTTCGCCGTCTTCTCCGCGCGAATGTCTTCCAACGCCGGTTGTTTCCCATAGCATTCAATAGAGAACCGTTTCAACACACCCTCTTGGTTCAGCTTGTTTTTCTCCTGAACATTGAACAAGAACATCGCCATACATAGGATGCGGTCCCGATGGTAATACGGCTTTTGCGTATACAGAAACCCAAAATAGAACGTCAGCATCGTATCAATGGTCGCGATATTCAGCGTTTTCCCCTCTATTTCAATCTTGTTATAATTGTGGCACGCAATCGGCTCGTACAAGAACGCCACCGAGTTCTTTCCCACTTTTATCTCACAATGGCGCGGAATCAGTTCGCCGATTTCCCCGTGAATAGTCAGTGTCACCGGCTCATCAAACTCCGCCTCTAACTGTTCCTTGATAACCAGCGCGTTTCGGTCAATGTCCTCCAGGATGACGTCAAAATCGGGAATCTTCTCAATGGCCCGACGCTGATTCGCCGGCATATATTTGGAATAGAGGGAGCACGCATACCCGCCAAAAAAGACCGCCCCCATATTCGCCAGGGCATCGCGCACCATCGTGTGGATTTTCTCCGAAGCGCCTTTCACGGGTGTGCCGTCTTTGATACTCTTGATGTCCGTGAGTTCCATCCGGCGCTGGAACTCCACCGTGTCGCAACTTATTTTACTATTGATGGGATAATGTTTGTTTAGCAATATCAGGCGCTTGAATACTTTTTCCCAGCGGCTCACGTCGCCCGCGGGACGCGACAACTCCAGAAACATATTCATCCTCAGGAAATTGGGCGAGCAATACTTGATTCCGGCAATGGTGATGGAGTCTTTCATCAGTTCGTCAAAAATCACATTGTGTAAATAGGTGATGTCCGCGATGGGCGTGAAATTGACGAACACCTTGAATGTCCCGTGGTGGACGCCCGCCTTCGCCTCCACCTCTAAATACCCCGCGTCGGAGTACAAGTTCGCCAGTTCAATGGCGTCATCCAGCGCATTCTTTGAATAGAAGTCGTAGTCGGGGATTTCCAAGTCCTTGTTGTAAAACTGGTCCTGCTTTGGCAAAATGTTGTTGATGGCCGTCCCGCCATAACAAATGAGAGGCTTGGATTTCAGGAAGTTTTCCAAGATGGTGATGATTTTCTTGATATCGGGGTTCATCGCGATTTTCTTCGCCTGGATATTCTCGGTTTCGTCTATTGCGTGTCGGAGAATCGCCAGTTCGCATTCCTCAAATGTCATATCGTCATTACATGACTCGTTCTTGTATTTCATACTGGGTATATTATGAAATACACTGATATTTTATTCGTTCTCTTGTTTCTTCGCGTTTTTCAAATTGGAGTCGGCGATGAAGGCGGACATCGGGATAAACGCGCAACCATATTTGTTGAATAGTGCCTCGTATTCGCCCAATTCCGCGCTTTCGGGTTGGTAAAACTTGTAGGCCAAGAATTGGGGATGCCATTTGTCAATTGCTTCGGTCGGTTTGGGGGCCTTGATGGCGTCAAATTGCGGCGGTTCTACGACCATAAAGCTGTTGATGCTCGTTTTCAAATTGTTTGTGTTGCGATTTACCTTTACCTCAGGGAGAGATAAGAGGTCGCCGTAGGCATAGAGGGGGAAGTTGGTGGTTCCCGTCTCCAAATGAATCACTTTGTCTAAACATTCGTCAGGATTAGAGTCGCACTTGTCATATTCGTTCCATTTAGGTGCGCTCAGTGTGTCAAAGAATATGACGACGCGACCCTGTAATTTGCGCAGGGGGGTTCCGCTGTTGAAGGTCCCCTTGAATAACCGTTCGCTAAGCGCAATGTTGATATTCTTGGCGATTCGTTTGTATATGGGGGCGGTGTTGTCCTTGATTCTCAGTAAAATGAAGAGAGGGTCATTGGTGGAAGGGGTCGGCGATGAGAAGGCGGACCCCGCCAAATGATTTAGGGCATCGGCCAACTTTAACCGATTCGCCGAAACATTCTCAGTCCCCATTGTTTTGTATTCGGGGTCGCCACTGTATGATACATATTCCCTGTCGTTGCGCGAAAAGATTTCAAAATCAACGAATCGGCAGCCGCGTTCCAATGTGAGCTTGAGTGCTTCCTTGCTGGCATAGAGGCCGCTGATGGCACTGTTGTACGAGGATTTGACGATGAACTCGCGAATGGGTAGGTCTAAATAGGTTTCGGGGATGCCGCCTTTGATGGATAATGGCATTTTCTCATATTTAGCGCGGACAATGGCGACCTCGTCCTTTGGATCACTGAACCCTTCTATGAGAGGACTCGCCAAAGCAGATACCAGAGGACTCGCTGAAACCAAAGGTTTGGATGTATATCCGGACAACATTGAATAGAGGATGTATGCCAAAATAAGGGCAATGATTCCAATAAGCACAATTCTGTTTGGATGCATATTCAAATATATATTGATAGAGGAAATATTTTACCGTGTAAAGGCGTGAATATATCATTCTAATATAAATGAGAAACCGAGATCACAAGACTCGTAAAAGAGGTGGCATGAAAGTCAGACAGAGTTTTAAAAACCGATTGGAAGTCGCACGTAAAACTGAAGATGATGTTGAAAAAGGCGTCGTAAAACCGACGGGCAAGGTTGGACTAATACCAATTGCCGAACCTTATACAGATGTAGTCAACAACAGTAATGTTTTGGCGGTCAACAGTGATGTTTTGGCAGAAGCAATCCCCGTAGTTGAAGGCGTAGTTGTATCGCGCGAAGAAAGCAAGGGATTCCCATCATCCAATAAACTTCTTTTAGGAAACAATCGCGATGTCAAGCCGAAGGGGGATTTTATAGACCGCATTAATGAATCGGCGCTACCGAAGCCACCAGCATCAGCAAAGTTACCGAAGCCACCGTCAACAGCGAAGCCACCATCTAATCCGTCAGTCCATAGAACAATCAAGGTGAAGCCGCCCGCCCCTCTACCCACAAATATGAATGACCCCAAAACACAAGAGATGATGGCGAAGTTAAAGCCGTGGGGGATTGATTTGTTCGCTGGCATAAACGCACCGCCACTTCCACCACCAACGCTCGGATTCACCGATGTTATCAAGGCAATTTTGGAAGACAACATAAAACGAATCACGGAATCCGACAACACGATTCTAGAACGATTCCATAACGAACGGATACTTACATCTAAGATGATAAACAAACCGCCTATAAACGCTACTGTATCTGGAATAAACATGACAATCCCATGGACCGTTCTGGACGAATGTACGCCCATTTTAATCGCGGCAAAATTTGGTCTCGTCGGACCTTGTAAACAAATCCTGGAATCCGTAGATGACGCGAAGAAGACCGAAATGCTGAAAGATTATGACAAAGACGCCCATACCCCGCTCAGTTTTTGCGCCAAATACGGGTACCAAGAGCTTTGCGAATATTTGATTGGCGAGCATCAGAGATTGGGTATCCCATTGGAAGGCACCGATTGGGACAGATTGGTGTCGGTTTCTGAGAAAACCGAAATCAACGAAATATTGGGAACAGACATTGCCTTGACCGAATCCTATTCGGTGTTTCTGGATGAATTGCGACGAGCGGACCCCAGTAAAATAGAGAATTACGACCTTGTTTTGAAAAATATGGAACGCATATCCTTGTTTGGCGACATTACCACCAAAACCCCCTTATTGCTTGCTTCTGAACAAGGACATTTGGGCATTGTGGAATTGTTGTTGTGCGGAGGCGCTGTCAAAAAGACGATGTCAAGAACGGGCACTCAGAAAAACATAAAACGAGACCTAAGGCGTCCAAAAGAGATCGCGCGAATGTGCGCAAACCCTCTCGCAATGACAAGTGAAAAACAAACGGCACTACATCTATGTACGCACAAATGTTGCCCCTCGCCGGCATCCTATGAAACTGTTTTTGGAAACGTGATTGCGAATGACCAATACCGATTACAATACAACCAGGTTCACGACGACAAATACAAAAACATGAACCACGTGATGCGATTCAACCGCATCATACATTTGTTGTTGCGATTTATGATATTTGAAAACGGCGTGATTGGCGCAAATAAACGCCCCAATGGTCTGAAAATTGCCCTCCAAAATGCCGTATATGAAGATAGTATTTACGACGACGGGTTGGGCATTGACGTGTGGGATAATGCGAGAAATTGTTTTACCACGTTTTTCTTTGATAAAAAAATCAACTGGTTCACTTTTTACCAGAAAAGAACGGGCATCCAGTCTACACAGTCGGCCATTGACAGTAATATTGAACAAAACTTCCGGTCCGATTATATTAGTCCGTTTATCAAAACTGATTATACGCTGGTTACAAAAATGTTTAATCGTTCGGATGAGAAGTGTGTTTTTATTAGAGGCGACCCAAATATGTTTGTTGAGTTGGAAAAGGGGTTTGCGGATGATGTATTTGCCGTTGGCGAAAAGACATTTACGCAAGCGGATGGAACCACAATTACGATAGATAACAATATAACCAGTTTCACGGATTACTTTGTTCGAAATGTTTTACACCGTCAATTCTATCGTCAGGCGTTTGTCTCGGCGAATGACCGTGTGATAGAGGCGATGCTTGAAGGTCGCGCCGAATACAATCGGAAAACCATTCGGCAGCGGGATTTGAGAAATCGTGTTCCGATGTAAAAATGATTCTTGGGTTTTCTAACCATTTTTACAAGTTATAAGAACTTGTATAAATCTTTTCACCGTATAAATCTTTTCACCGTATAAATCTTTTCACCGTATAAATCTTTTCACCGGTGTAAAGAGTTTAAATCCAGCGTGGTAATATATACAAATGGCCGGCGGTCTTTTAAATCTCATTTCAGAAGGTGCCAATAACGTAATTATCCATGGCGGACCCAGTCAAAAAACAATGTTCCGCGCGACATACAACAAAATCACCAATTTCGGACTACAGAAGTTCCGCATTGACTACGACGGATTGCGCGACCTGCGCCTGAGCGAAGAGTCCAAGTTTTCGTTCAAGATTCCGCGATACGCCGAGTTGTTGATGGACACCTATATTGTCATCACGCTCCCCCATATTTGGAGCCCCATCTACCACCCTTGTGCCCAAACGAATTATCAGTGGTCTCCCTATGAGTTCAATTGGATTCACGACATCGGCACCAACATCATAAAAGAGGTGGAAGTCGTGTGCGGCAACTATACGCTACAGCGATACTCGGGAAACTATTTAGGCGCAATGATGGAACGCGATTTTTCCGCTGCCAAAAAAGACCTGTTCAATGAAATGACGGGCAACGTGAATGAGCTCAACGCCCCGCGAAACGCAAACGGCCGGTCAGGTGCTTATCCCAACGCGTATTTTCAGCCGGGCAGTTTAGGCGCCGAACCCTCTATTCGCGGTCGGACCTTGTACATTCCCATCAATATGTGGTTCACCCTTGATAGCAAATGCGCTTTCCCGATGGCGTCGCTACAATACAACGAGCTCCATATCAACATCACATTGCGGTCAATAGAGGAGTTATACCAAGTGCGCGACGTGTTTGACCACACGAATGGATTGCCTCTGATGCGCCCCAACTATACACAGAATCAATTCCAGTTGTATCGGTTTTTACAAACCCCGCCATCGGATAATTTAGACGCCGAGAATTACGAAAACAAAACGAACGGATGGAATGCGGATATCCACATTTTAGCGAATTATTGTTTCTTGTCCAAAGAGGAGACACGGACTTTCACGTCGGAAAACCAGGTGTATTTGATTAAAGACGTGATTGAGTATAAGCACGAAAACGTCACGGGGGCAAAAAAAATCAAGATACCATCGTCGGGGATGGTGGCCAACTGGATGTGGTATTTCCAGCGCAATGACGCATTTATGCGAAATGAGTGGAGCAATTACACGAATTGGCCGTATGGGCAGCTGCCGAGTAATGTGGAGACGCCATCAACTCAGATAAACCTGGGCACATCTTATGCGCTGGATTATGCGCCCTATCAAAACTTCAAGACTGCCAACAGTGCATATACGACCGACACGAACCAAATCTCGGAACCAACTGGGTTTCAAATCACGGGTGGATTCAAAGTGGAGAACCGCAAAGACATTTTGGAAACGGCGGGCATTTTATTCAACGGCGAATACCGCGAAAACCTGCTGACCCGCGAAGTGTTTGATTATGTGGAGAAATGGACGCGGACCTCTAGCAATGCTCGTTCGGGTCTCTATTGCTATAATTTCTGTTTGTCCAGTGATTCGCGCAAATACCAGCCGTCGGGGGCGATTAATATGTCCAAGTTCAAAACGATTGAGCTGGAATTGACGACGTATGTGCCGCCGGTGAATCTGGACCGAGTCCAGTATGATGTGATTTGTAATGCAGATGGGGTGGTTATTGCGACGAATAGTCCGGGGCAAGGTGGGTCGTGGTATATGTACGAATACAACTATAATTTGGTTTTGTTTGAAGAGAGGTACAATGTGTTGTCGTTTGTTGGTGGATATTGCGGGTTGATGTATGCGCGATAGAAGCTTCTGCGCATCAGCGATAAAAGGTGCGCCCGAAGGCGATAAAAGGTGCGCATCAGCGATAGAAGCTTCTGCGCCCAAAGGCGATAAAGGTTATGCGATAAAAGAGTAAACCGAATATATATACTATATTAATGACGACAAAATGGGTGGATGGAATCAATGATGAATTAGAAGAAACACCAACAAGAGAAACGACCACAAGAGAAACGACCACAAATAAATGGACCGGGTTGGTTGTAGAACCTCTCACCTCTATTTACGATAAAGTAATCAAAGACATTGAAACCGAATATGAAACCTATGCCAATGCGTTATCGTCGTCGAAAGAAGGTTTTGAATACGAGATTGATAATACGCCAATTTACGCGACGCGCGGACCGGAAGACGAAAAGATTCAAGAACAAGAAGAAGAAAAAGAAACGTCTCAGACGAAAGATGCGCCCCCTATGAACGAAGATGAAAAATCCCAGATTATGACAACCGTCGCGGATATTTTCATTAAAATCATCACCGTGTTGGCAACACTCTTTGTGGCGTACAACCTCTATTACAATATGAAAAAAACGGGACAACAAATTGATTTTTATGAAAACTTGAGTTTCCTATCGTTCGGCCCATTCTATATTTTGACAGGCGCAATGTTGAAAACGGTCAAGTTTGTTGATGAAGCGATGACAGATGTTATCCCGAGTTATTTACAAAAGTTGCTGGATTATACAAATGTATTTGGTGACCGAACATTGTTTGGTATTTTATTTATGGTCGCCTCTATTATTGTGACTTATTTGAAAGGTGAAATCGCGCGCATATACACATTTATTTTCAAAAACAAGATGACTGGGAAGTCATTGTACAAGTTCCTTTTCAAATCGGAGGGCAACAAATCGGTTGCCGGATTACTCAAGGCCGTATTCATCTATTATTATTTGTTCAATAATTTATCAATATGGGATCCCGAGGCGGGAATCACCTACAACACGGGGATGATATTTTTCAAATCCATCGGGTTTATATTTTGGCTCATTTTTATAATTGTGTGTTTTGCCGCGATTTTCAAGCCTTTGTTGTCACTTACAGCACTCATCTTTTTTGGTATCGTGTTTTTCTATTCTATGTTTTGTATCCCGTATGATAGGAGTATCGCGAATACCATCAATACTATGCGCAGTATGAGTTTTGATATGAATATGAACAATGTGTTGTTTGACCCGGCTTCCGACAACGAGTTCAAACAAATGTTTGAAAGCGGATACAAGGGATTGTTCAAATTGGCGCCCTATGGCGTGATGATTTACGCTTTCGCCGTGGCAATACCCGATATAATGAACATCGGTGTAGATGGCGTGAAATGGACGATGCTTTCGCTGGCGATTGCCAGCATATTGGGAATCAGCGTCTCGGGAATCCGCGAATACTTTATTGTGAACAAGATTATCAAAGACGTGAAGAACGCGATTGATGACCAAATAGAGGATTTCAAGGCGATTGATTGGGACGGAATCAGCGCAGACCAGTCGCGATTGCTACAGATGCTGAAACGCACAAGTGAGACAAATACGATGTTGAATATATAATTTTCCAATGGTATAAAGATATGTTTCTATACTATTTATTGCGAACGAATGGTTAAACCGAAATCCCATACACCGACATTGAAAAAGAAATATTACCCGCTGGTGAGCGTGTGTACGCCGACCTACAATCGCCGACCGTTTATTCCCACGATGCTCACGTGTTTTGCGAATCAGACCTATCCCAAAGACCGCATTGAATGGGTCATCGTGGATGATGGGACCGACAAAGTGCGCGATTTGATTGAGGCATCCGGATTCAAGCAAATCAAGTATTTTGCGCTGCCGGACAAATTGCCGCTGGGCGCGAAGCGCAATTTCATGCATAGCCATTGTACGGGGTCAATCATCGTATATATGGACGACGATGACTACTACCCACCTGACCGCATTTCGCACGCGGTGGATACGCTCCAAGAAAACCGCGGGGCGATGTGTGCGGGGTCCAGCGAAATCTATATCTATTTCAAACATTTGAAACGGCTGAAGCAGTTTGGTCCCTATGGCCCGAATCATGCGACGGCGGGGACATTTGCCTTTCGTGCGGAATTGCTGAAAACCTCGCGGTACGAAGAGACCGCGGCGGTGGCAGAGGAGCGCGCGTTTCTCAAAGACTATACCGTGCCATTTGCGCAATTGGACCCGATGAAAACCATCTTGGTGTTTTCGCACGAACACAACACGTTTGACAAACGGAAATTGCTCTCCAATCCTCATCCGGATTTTATCAAGGACACTCCGAAAACAGTGAATGATTTTATCAAGTTGGAGAAGGAACGCGATATCAAGAAGTTTTTCATGGAAGACATTGATGGGTTGTTGGCAAAATATGAGCCGGGCGAGCCGAAGATGAAACCGGATGTGTTGAAACAGATTGCAGAAATAGAGGCGTCTAGGGAGAAAATAATGATGGACGAGCAGGCGAAGGGGATGGGACAGATTATGATGAACCAGCCGGGGAAGGAACCTGTGGCACTCACGATACCGCAAATCGCGGAACTTCTTAAGAACCAACAAGATGTGATTGCGCAACAAGAGGGGCGTATCAGAGAGCTGGAGTTCATGAACAAACAGTTACAGGGGATTATAGTGGAGAATGCAAAGCAGCAAATGCCTCAAGTAAAACAAGAAGCACAACCTCAAGTAAAACAAGAAGCACAACCTCAAGTAAAACAAGAAGTACAACCTTTGGTTCCGCTTTTGCCAAAACCAAATATGGAGTCATCTAAGTCAGAACCTCTGTTCCGAATTGATGACATGGCGATGTTCAAATAAAGGGAACTCGTCAAAGGGAACTCGTCAAAGGGAACTCGTCGTTCCCTTTTAATCCCATACAAAAAAGGGAACTCATCAAAGGGAACTCGTCGTTCCCTTTTAATCCCATACAAAAAAGGGAACTCATCAAAGGGAACTCGTCGTTCCCTTTTAATCCCATACAAAAAAGGGAACTCATCAAAGGGAACTCATCAAAGGGAACTCGTCAAAGGGAACTCGTTGTATTCAGCGAAGAATACCATACTACATTTTTTTTGTTTTTATTATATTTGTGTCTTTTTTTGTAAAGACACAAAGACTCAATCTGTATTACGCATCTGTATTACGCATCTGTATTACGCATCTGTATTACGCATCTGTATTACGCATCTGTATACTATATCCCATCATCTTCCAATTCTTCCGCCTCTATCTTCTTGACATTCTTATCTAAATACCGGTACATCCTCTTGATATCTAACTTCGTCACTTCATACGGCTCAAACAAATTGTCTAAATTGTTCAGCGTGGGGGTGCTCTCAATAATATCTACATTCTTGGACGCATAGAACACCCGCATCTCATGAAAAAACGGAATCAGGTCCTTCTTATCTATATCTAACTTTTGGCACAAGTCGTACACAAACTCAATGTTGTTATATTCAGTGGAATACTTGGTCAATACTTTGGTGAAACGCACCTCCGGCAACACTTGCGTTCCAATTTGTTGATGAAACAGCCGATTGTTATTGAACGTCTTTATCAAACTACTCATTTCATTGAAATGCCAAATCTGATTTTGAAACGTGATTCGGTCTATGTAATCGGCAAAACACGTGTTCTCCAAGAACCGCAAATAGAACGGTATCGCCTTTCGCGGGTCTTTCGGCAACACATCCACCACATTTTCGTGGAAAAGCAACGCCACCGTCGTGCGGTCGGTTTCATTCAAGACTACGTTGTGGTCATCTATGCTATATTGTTTCCGAAGAAGAGACGTGGTGATTTTCGTCGTGTCATCATTGAATGTTTTTACGTTCAAAATGTTTTGGAGAATTACGGCATCAATCATTTCGGGTTTGGATTCATAGAGGCGCTGTAAAAACCCGAACTTGCGCAAGTCGCCAATCGCGTAATTCACGATAATCTGTTTTTTAGCTTCGGGCATCGCGGGGTAAAACCGGTTCAACAAGTTGGTCATTTGGCCGTCCGTGGGGGTTTTCAGTTCAAACACGTTACAGACTTTCATCAGTTCTTTGATTTTTTTGTCTACATTGTAGTTGCCAATACAGATGATGGGATTCATCGTCATACTTTCCAGCTTTTGTTTTTTCGTCTTTTTCTGGCGAATGAGTTTGATGAGGGCGGTTAGGCCGCCTTTGTCGCCGCTGTTCATTCCGTCAATTTCGTCCATCACAATGGCGATTTTCTTGATACGGCGGTGCATCATATCCAAGACATTACACGATGAAATATTATTGCTGGTGATATTTTCAATGAGCGCCTTGTTGCGAACGTCGCCTGCGTCGTAGTGGATGACATCGTAGTTCATTGACTTCAATATATCAATGACGAACTGGGTTTTGCCGACGCCGGATGACCCGTAGATGTAGAACCCCTTCTTGAATGTTGGATTCGCGTGGTCTTTGGGGAAAGCGTTCAATATGGCCTTGATGTTTTCTGCGATTTTGTCCCTCTCAAATAAGGTGTTTAATAATTCGGTATTCATTGACCTAACTAATTAAAATAGTTTGCCATATGTTTATGTTGATTTGAACGAATAGTGTTTGTATATTCGGTCAAAGCGTACCTTCGGGCCCTTCGCCCACGAAAGCGCCTTATAGACCAAACGAGCTGAAGTCGGTGGTCACCGGGCGGAAGTTGCTTCCTTTGGATTGAAGAGCACCGTTGTATGTATATGGGTCAATAGAACCGGCCTTCTGCTGCGAAGGTAGAGGCTGATAGATTCCGGTATTGTTACTTCCAGGACGAGGTCCACTGTACGATTGTTGGTACCCAACGCGGGTTGGGTCAGACCTTTGGTCAGGCCTTTGGTCAGGCCTTTGGTCAGACCTTTGGTCAGGCGCAAGCAGCCTTTGGTCAGGCGTAAGCAAATTGCTCACTCCCGATCCAGCAGAATACAACAAGTTGCCCGTGGTATTCACAATGTTACCCGCGGCATCAAAGGTTTTATTCACAATGTTACCCGCGGTATCCACGGTCTTGCCCACAATGTTGCCCGCGGTATCCACGGTCTTGCCCACAATGTTGCCCGCGGCATTCACTGTATTGTTTGCCAGATTCGCCGCGATGGCGCCCGTACCAACGGCGGTAAGTCCCGCTACCGCCGCGGTGTCCGTAATGGTTTGTCCTGTGCTTTGGCCCAGAGAGGCGATGGCGGATGACGGACCCTTTACGGCGAGAGACGAACCGTCCTGGGCCATGGACCCAGATCCGCCCTGGCCACCGCAATTTGTACAAGCGCCACCTTGGCAAGCGGGGCACGAAGGGCATACGGGTGGGACAATCTGGGTCTTCAACATGTAGTCGTTGGAAAGACCGCCAACCGCGTTGGAATTGAAATAGCTCCACCACTTCCAGAAGTCGCCATATTGGCCGCCGGAGATGTCGTGATTTCCAGATGCGTCTTTACTGACAGCACTCGTTTTGGGTTGGGTCTCAGAAGAAGTCCATACTCCCGACGATGTGAATCGCACCGTCTTCTTGATGGGGATATATCCATTGGAATTGCGGTTTTCAAACACAACAACCAGAGTGTTTTCGCCCGTTGGCCAATACATCACGGTGTTCTTGTTGGCATAGTCTTGGACGAAGAACGGCTTGGTCACCGATTTGCTGAACGATTGCTTGATATAATCAGCATCTGCCGCTTGGGCATCAGCGGTGGCACTCAATGTGATATTCGGCGTGGAATCATCTTCGCGCTTCCCTTCACCACTTCTGTAAAATACATCAATTGTCTTGGAAGGGGAGACAATCAGCAAGTTTCCATTCGCAATGTCATATTTGATGGTGTTGGTGATTTGATAGACAGTACGACTGGGGTGGTAGAACGGCTCAATCAACGATTTATCATCATACCCGTCGCTGGTTTGTTGGGGATAAGCGTTTGTAATATAAATGTCGCTGTTTGAATCGCCCTCTGCGTCGGCAGTGAAATCAAGAGACGTGTTCGGGTTAATGGACCCAGTGTAGAAAGCGGCAGAACCGTGCTTGACGGTTCCCGAAAACGAATTGCCGATTGTTGAAGCGAACTTGGTTCCCTGAGCATCGCCTGCGAATGAATTGCCACTAGTGCCGAGACCTGTGATATCCATCACGTAAATATACGTATTTGACCCCCATGTGAAGTAATTCACTTGGTTGCTGCCCGATTTGTATGACCACGCGACCTCTATTGCGTCCAAGGTAGATTTGCGGCTTTCGGGGGTTACCTGGTTAATGGCCTCGGCTTTAGACACGGTTATGCCATTTTCGGTTGCGGTTTTGTCAACGGTGCCGTTTTCATATTTCACAATCTGGTTATTGGCATTATTCTTTCGCGGGACGATTTCAACGGCCTTGATTTTCTTTCCATCGTTATCAATAGACCCGGAATTGGTATATACGTCATTGGTATATACAACGACTACGTTGCCGTTTCGCGGGTCGTAGTAAATATCATCGTAAATCTTGGTTATCGGGTTTTCGCTGCTATAGATTCCGACGGTTTTGGTAGAAAACGGCGCGCCATCATAGTTATATGTGGTGAACCCCTCTATTCCCATATAACTTTTAATCATCGCGGATAGCGCCAAAACCACGAGCAATATTATAAATAAAATTAATGGACTAAGTTTGAACTCCATATTTGCGCAAATATATATTCTACAACGAAAAATATATATATATTCAAAGCGGGCAAGCACTTTGTTGTGTGTATCTCCGATATTCAATGTATCTACGATATCCAAATAAAGGTTTCGCACAAATCATATTAGAATGGATCCAATTGTTGCTAAAAAACCAAGAGTCAAAAAAGAACACGTCGCGCTGTTGCCGTTCAAAGATGTTGCACATTCATTTGAGATTGGCATTGACGAGGCGGGGCGTGGGCCCTTATTTGGTCGTGTCTATGTTGCTGCTGTGGTTTTACCGAAAGACATAACGGATAAAGAGTCCCCGTTTCGCTACGACTGGATGCGCGACAGCAAACAAATCAAATCGCGCAAGAAAATCGGTGAGCTCGCCGCCTATATCAAGTCCAATGCCCTCGCCTGGCACATCCATTACGCTGAGGCCGACGAAATTGACCGCTCTGGTATTCTAAACTGCGTTATCCGCGGGATGCATATCTGTATTGATGAAATCGCCCGGTCCTTTGTTTCTAAACAAGGATTTGCGCTAAATAGCGGACTCCTCTTGGTGGATGGCAACTATTTCCGTCCGTATACCTTTTTCAACCAAGAAACCGAGACGTTGAAAGCCGTTCCACATGAGACAGTGGAGAAAGGCGATGGGACGTATGCGTCCATTGCGGCGGCATCCATTTTGGCTAAAAATGAGCGCGACACTTATGTAGAGGAGCTATGTGCGAAGCATCCTGTATTGGTTGACCGATATGGACTACATACGAATATGGGGTATGGGACCAAGGCACATTTAGAAGGAATCCGGACCCACGGAATTACGGAATGGCATCGGCAAACCTTTCGTGGCGCCACGGACCAACCGATGAATAAAGTGTTGGAAGACGCCGACTGTTAGGTGTCGTGAACCGACTACTAATATGTTCAAATATGAATACGAATAAATAGGTCTCATCAAAACCTAGATAAACCGATTCCAATAGAATGTCTAAATATGTCACACGAACATCAAGATTTGCCTCATTATCACTTGAATATAAGCCATAGTGAAAACAGTTATCCACGGTTTGAAATCCCATCACCTCTTTTTCTAAATGATTGTCCGGAGAGAGGCGTCAGTGCGGCCACTTTGGGTGATGTGAAATGGTATATTCGTGATCGGTATTCTATTGAAACCGAGTTTTATCTTTGCTGGAAAGGCGTGGTACTGGGACCCGATACGATGAAGTTGAGCGACATTGAAGTGGATGGTCGGCGGATTCGTTTATATGTCCCCGACCCAATAGAGGCAACCTTGGTTGTGCATAATGTCTTGGTGTAAGATATAACACCAATGAACTTTTCTCTCTTTTCTGGCATTATGGCTTTCTACGCTGTCCTGACTTATTTTGTTTTCCCGATGATTTTCTACTACACAATGGGGAAGACTGCCCAGGCCGCTGGCCAAGGGTTTGTTGTGGGTAGTGTAGTATCAGTGGCGCTTTGGTACTTCTATGGATCCAAGATTGTATAAGCCTATAGGCGACCGAAGCTCCCCCTTCGGAGGGAGGAGCGACCAAAGAAAGGGTGCGACACAAAATAATATAAAGATTATACAAAAACTGGTATTATAATGAAAATCGTAACAGCAGTGGTAAATAATCCTGGGTTTATTGAGATCCAGTATTATACTTTAAAAAAATATTTCAAAGGTGAATACGAGTTTATTGTTTTCAATGACGCCAAGGATTTTCCAGACTTCAGCAATTATGGAAATACGGGAATTAAAAAACAAATAGAAGAAATGTGTTTGCGACTAAACATAAAATGTATAAATATTCCAAACCAGAGTCACAAAACGGTTTCATGTGCCGCCACAAGATGCGCCGATTCAATGAACTACATATTACAATATCAGCTACAGAATCCGGACAAATATTTGTTGTTGGACAGCGATATGTTTTTGATAGACAATTTTGACATAGACAAATATTCGCGTTATGATTGTGCCGTTGTTTTACAAAGCCGAAATGGTGGCGCGACAAATTATTTTTGGAATGGTATTTATTATTTTGATATGACAAAGATGAAAAATGTTGAATTTCTTAACTGGAATTGTTGTCCCGGATGCGATGTTGGCGGAATGATGGAAAAATGGCTCATTCATCAAATGGCGGGACAGCCGATGCCAAACACAGATGAAATCCGATGGACCGATAAGTGTTTCAACACTGACTCTATTTATTTTATAAAACATCTGTGGTCGTGCTCGTGGAATAAGAATGAGATTCCTAAAAACATTACTAACACGAGGCTTGTTGAATATTTGGAAAAAGATATTCGCAATGTTGGAGGCAAGTTTTTCTGCGAGATTTATGACAATGTATTTCTACATTATCGGGCGGGCGGAAATTGGATGAAACAAAATCCGCAAATTCACGAATATATGACGAATTATTTGAAACAATGTTTGGTATAATGTTCTAACAACAATCTTCGTCGCAAATCATATAGAAATATTCAATAAATATTTCCATATGCTCACTTCTCTTCGTCGCAAATCATATAGAAATATTCAATAAATATTTCCATATGCTCACTTCTCTTCGTCGCAAATCATATAGAAATATTCAATAAATATTTCCATATGCTCACTTCTCTTCGTCGCAAATCATATAGAAATATTCAATAAATATTTCCATATGCTCACTTCTCTTCGTCGCAAATCATATAGAAATATTCAATAAATATTTCCATATGCTCACTTATAACAACAATGTTCGTCGCAAATCATATAGAAATATTCAATAAATATTTCCATATGCTCACCCTATCCAGCTGTTTCTACATCATCAAATCCAAGTTTGACGCAAATAAATACATAGAATGGATGAACAACTTCATTTCTATTTGTAATAATTTCAATCTGGTTATCTACACCAACGAAGAGAGCGCCCACCATATAAAAACAAATGGCAATCCGCGCATTCGCGTCATAATAAAATCGTTTGAGCAATTCTTTTGCTACAAATATAAAGACCAATGGATTCGGAATCACGAAAAAAACGTGGCGTTGAACCAAGAAAGCCCGTTCAATACGGCGTGGGAATTGAATATGCTTTGGTCCGAGAAAATCGCCTTTGTTCAAGATACAATCGCAAATCGCTATTTTGAAACAGATTTTTATGGCTGGTGCGACATCGGATATTTTCGCAATCGTCTGATTGATACACACACGATAAATTTGATGTCTTGGCCCAGCATTGGTACCCCGGATAAAAATAAGATTCATTATGCATGTGTGGGAGAAGACCTCAATGATTTGATTGGCATAGTCAACCGGCGCGGTAAAAATGGGTTGCCAATTAAGCCAATTCCGACGAATCAAACATCTGTTGCCGGGGGATTTTTTTTGATACATCGCAACAAAATACAGTGGTGGTCGAACCTCTACTATAAGACCCTGGAATCCTATTTTGAAAACCAGCGATTGGTAAAAGACGACCAAATCATCATTGCGGATTGCGCGTTCTCACATTTGGCGCATTTCAGACTATATAAAGAGGCGTCGTACTATGACAAATGGTTTATGTTTCAACGATTGTTGCTGTAATAATATAAACGTATCATCAGAATCGTTTTATACTCATGATCAGCATTCTGATGCCGATTTACAATGGCATTGAATACATCGGCGATTCGGTTTCCTCTATTCTTGCCCAGACTTTTACCGACTGGGAGCTCATTATTGGTGTAAACGGACACGAACCGATGTCAATCGTATATTTGATTGCGAAACAATATGAAAAACACGCGAATGTGAAGGTGCTTGATTTACATGAGGTTCGCGGGAAATCCAATGCGCTGAATGAAATGGTGAAGCGTTGTCGCTACGATTATGTTGCGCTGTTGGATGTGGATGACGTGTGGTATCCGTACAAATTGGAAAAACAGGCGGTGTATCTTAACCGTTATGACGTAATCGGGACCAATTGTCTTTATTTTGGCGACCGAAATATGGTGCCCAGACTTCCACTTGGAGATTTGGACGCCGCTGATTTCTTTGAATACAATCCGGTCATCAATTCGTCGGTGGTCATTCGCAAAGAGTTGTGTTGGTGGGATTCGCGGTTTGATGTAGAGGACTATGAGTTGTGGTTGCGTCTAAGGAAAGGTGGGAAAACCTTCTATAATTTGGCGGATATTTTGACCCAGCATCGAATACATACGCGGTCGGCATTTAACACGAAGGACCATAGTGCCCAAATTGCGGAAATTAGATGGATTCACCGCCGATGATGAAGTCCGCCGATGATGAAGTCCGCCGATGATAACTTGTTGTCCAATGACTTGTTGTCCGTGTCTAAAAAATTGATTTTATTATGATAACAAAATCAATGGTATATAGTACCTTTTATAAATCAAACAATATGAACGCGAAAATTATCTTTGACACAACTGCTACCAAATCGGGCATCTACGAAATCGTATTGCCTGCCGCCGAACCGTGCGACGCACCGCAAACCATTCATATTATGACCGACGTATCCGGATCAATGGACGAGCGATGTAAAGATCGCAACACAAAAATGGACCAAATCAAATACGTTATAAAAAACATCATCCGGTTTCTCTCAACCCATTGCCCGAATATCTTGCTGTGTGTCAGTGCGTTCAATTCGGATGTTCGGATTGTTTTGCCGACGACTACGATTTGCGCCGAAAATCTGGATGACTTGTTGAAAAAGATTGATAAAATGTACGCGTGCGACTCAACGAATATTGAACTTGCTTTAAAGGCGCTTCGCGCCGACCCCTTACCGGCGCTTCGCTTAGAAGAGACGCTCTCTGAAAACAGGCACAATATTATGATGACGGATGGCGACGCCAACGAAGGCGAGACCCGCGCCAATTTGTTGGCCGAATTGGTGGACGTCGGTGCCTCAAATACATTCATCGGATTCGGACTGGACCACAATCCGCATATGTTCACCACCCTCTCAAACACACGCAATAGTTCGTATTACTTTATTGACCAGGTTGAAAAGGCGGGCATCGCTTATGGCGAAATCCTCCACGGCATTGTGAATCGCGTATATAAATGCGCACGACTCGTTGTTGAAAACGGTGAAATATATGATTGGAAGACGGGTGCTTGGACCACCGAACTCTATATTGGTGCGTTGGCATCAGACGCCACGAAAAAGTATCATATTCGCAGCGAGGACCCGAATAGCATCGTTGTGCGGTTTATGGAGGACCAGGCACTGGTGTGCGAAACAGGGTTCCAATATATGCGTGAAGATTTGACCCAGATGTCATACCGTCTTCGCACCTTGGACTTATTGTATCGGGCGACCCATGTTGAAGAAGACAACCGACAACATGTTTGTGTTCTGAAGAAGGAACTCAAAACCTTGTTTGATGAAATGACGGAATATATGAAGACGCTGGAAGACACAAAGTTGATGAAGAATCTGTGCGATGATATCGTGGTGGTTCATCGTACCATTGGGACAAAATATGGGCAAATGTATTCTAGCGCGAGACAGTGCTCGCAGGGGACGGAGCGGATTCACAATGCGTCAGATACGCCCATGGCGCTGCGAGACAACGACGACGTGTTCTCATTCACACCGATGACAAGACAGAGCAGGTACAGTAGGCAAACCAACGCACAACAATCAGATGACGATTGTCTGGTTTGGGGATATACCCCGGATATCTTGCTCTGGGGACCCAGAACCCCGCGAAAAATACAACAAGTGAATTATGATTCGGACCCGGAACAAGAAGGCTTGGGCGGAGAATCCGATGTCTTTGGCGATTATACCGTGTCCGATGAAGCGCAAACACCCCATACGTCAAGAACGGCGACATCCATTATTCGCGATATTAGCGAAGCGTCCTCCCTTCATGGAGAAGCGTCCATTAGCGACAACGAATAATTGTGTATTATGATTCTCCCGATATTGTTTTTTATTCGTACATTATATTATATGAGCACAGACCCGTGTGAAAAAGTAAAAGAAATTGATTTACAAATCAAAGGTCTGACTCAAACACGCCGGGTTGAACTACAAGAATGTAATAAAACCAAATACTGGGATAAATCCGTGCAGCCAACTACTATGATTGAATTGCTCCAACTCATTTATGAAACCCCGGAGTTTGAAGAGTGTAATAAATTGTTTGAAAAGTTTCCCGAAATCAATGAACGAACCGATGGAAGTTTGTCAAAGCCATACATATTTGAAGCCTTGTGGAAAATCATTTTTCTGTTGTATCTTGATAACTTGACCCCCACCGAATATAGTCGCGTATTCAAAATATCCATTGAAGACGGCGGAACGATTCATCGGTATCAATATATAAAAGACAAAATCAATAGTTCAAGTGATTTTGGAATTGCCGATTTGTATTTTGTCTTGGAGGGACGTGCCACGACAGAGTCTCAGAAGATGACGTCCGACATCAAAAGCGAATGCGAGGTATCCAAATATAAACCCGACGTGAAAGACGCCTACCTCTTCACCAGCAAGTTTTTCAAACAGGAGAAGGCAATTGGAAACTACGACGTGGCCGAAATTGTGTTGAACGCACAAAAGGTTCACGGAATTAAAAAATACAAGATTGTTTGTCTGGTTCATAGTCGCGCCGATTTTATAAAACGAATTGATAGTTCGTCCAAAGAAGCGTTGAAGGAATACATTGATTCCAATCTAATCTACGATTATGGCGATTTAGCAACTATTTTTTATCCAAAACTCTGGCGGTGGTTACGAGACAACTTTGAGCCCGACAATATTGCCGACCTTAAGAGATGGCGAAGTGTCCTTGGAAGCCCGGTCCAATCATCCAATAACGTGAGCGATATTTTGCGGTTTCATCAACGATATGTCGTGGAATATACCAATGACCGTATTGAAGAAAACTTGGTCCGCAGCAACAATCCGGGGAAGTTCATTTGGGGGGCAGTCGCGCGGTCTGGAAAATCATATATGATTGGTGGGTTAGTCGCAATCCGGAAACCGCGGTTCGTAATCCTGGTTCTTGGTGCCGTGAACGAAACACGCTCCCAATTTGTAGGCGATTTGTTTAAAAAATATGCCGACCTCAAAGAATATGAAGTGTTGGAAAGCGAAGACTTGAAAATGCCGGTTGAATATGATGCCGACAAAAAATATGTCCTGGTTATAAGTCAAGAGAGTATTCGCGCGAAGGTCAATTCGGCGAATAACAAGACAATCCAAAATGTTCCTGAAAAAAATGTAATTGATAATGTGTTGCGTGTATTGATGCGCAAAGAAAATGACAAAATCATATTTTTTGATGAAATCCATCAAGGCGGCAGCAAGGATTTGCCTTTACAACAGAAAGTGATTGAGTTCTTTTTTGTAGCCGAGCCTTCCATCAAACCTCTGTTAATATTGGTTTCCGCGACCTACGGCAAACCATATAAGCGTTATGGTAGCACGTTTACAGCCGACGATAGTCATACTGAATGTATCCTGGTTGAATGGACATATGAAATGATTATGAAAATGAAGCGGTTTTCTCAGGAAATGGTTGCGACCGACAGTGGAGAACTCAACGGTGATAAATTAATTGATAAAGATAGTTCCGATTATGCCGGGAAAATGCTGAAGTTGAAAACCATCACCGATAAGCTGATTTACAATGGTAAAACCGTCGAAGACATTTCCGCCGAATATACTAGATATCCTGAGCTGAAATATTTGCTGCCGACGTTGAAGGCGGAATGGGATGGTTACGAAATAGAGGAAGAAGACGGCGAGAAAATCAATATACGGACGGATATAAGAAAAGTATTTGAATTGAAAAACCGCAATGAAAAACAACGAAAACAAGAAAACAAAGATTGTAAGAAAGAATGCGACACCGACAAGCCAGGGAAAGAAGAAAACGAAACGTGTAAGGCGGATTGCGACAATGGTGATTTTGAAGAGTTCAAATACAAGACCGCCGTTACTAAAACGCTGACCTATATTTCGGATTACGTTTATGGCGAATTATTGAGTAAAAATTACGATTATAACGCGACCGGTTCCGGAGATGTACATAGTCAAATCTGGTTTCTGCCAACTACAATGATGTGGACGAAAACACAATTGGCAAATGACGATGGACCGGTGGAAGAAGAAGAAGAAAACAACGGTCCCAAACATTCGGTTGTCGCAACAATGATGCGAAATCTAGCGGCCCTTATTGTTGACCACCCCAGTTTTTCTAATTTCAACGTCTGTGTTGTTCATAGCCAATCCGGATTGCCGAGTAATTATTACGACAACGACAGCATCAAGGGTCGCCACGGCGGAAAGGTGTATTTCAATTGTATCAAATTGAATAAAATCAAGAATCGCACCGACGACGACGCCGAACACATTGGAAAGAAATACCAGAGCGTAAAAGAATGTATCGCCGATATTGAAAACGAATCGCGGAACAACAACAAGTCGCTCATTATATTAACCGCGCAACGGTTGCGTCTCGGTATCAGTTTGCCGTGTGTGGACGTTGCCATTCATATGGATAATATCCGGTCGTATGACATCCTCTATCAAACGATGTTCCGCGTTTTGACAGACAGACAGAAGAAAAAGAGAGGCTATTTTGTGGATATGATTTACAATCGCGGGATTGAGTTTATTTATAAATACGCTCGGGCGAAAAAAGGCGGACACATAGAAAACGTGACCCGTGACGAAATCAAAACGGTGATGTACGATTTTGATGCTGGACTCATTCGGTCTTCTTACAGGTTTTCTTCTGTTGAAACGCCAATCAATAGCTACGAAGAAGTCGCCTCTGCGTTTCTTGTGTCGGAAAATGGCGAGGATGATGCGAAGCGTGAAAAAATGTTGCGTGATATTGACAAAGAAGAGAGGAAAGAAGAAACGGGAGAACAACCAATTAAGGTCGCGAAACCGGTGCCGGTTGAAGATACTAAGAAACAGGTAGAAGATGATATGAAAAAGATATTGAAAAAATACAGCAAAGAAATTGCGAATATGATTCGCGATTACGATTTTCAAAAACAACGCGCTGAACCCGAAGAGCCTCTATCGGAACGTAAGAAAAACTTTAAAAAAACGGTTATTGAAAAGGCAGAAGAAGTAGAAGAGGAAGAAGAAAAGTTTGATATCAAAAGTGTTCTTGACCACATTAAGAATATTTTCACGATGATTCTGTTGTTTGATGAAACAGAGGATGGAATCACACTTGAACGAGTGATTGACCCCGCGTCGTATATTGATAAAAAAATGAACAGCATCCGAAGGTGTAAAGACAATGATAAATTAATCTATTGTTATTTAGCTGGAATACAAGACCCGCCCAAAATTGGAGACCGGTTACAGAAGAAGTCGCAAGTATTCAAAATTGGTAGCCAGATTACACGGCGCGATGGCGTTATCGGCGAAGTGGTTCGTATTAAGAAAATCAAACATGATATAGAGGATAGCGAGGACAACGAGATAATTACTCAATATTTGGTACAATGGCATAATGGTGATGGTACAAAAACCACATATAGTTCCGAGAACCAATTTGTTGAAAATCTGAAACCGGTTGTTGGCAGAATTGTTGGAATATCGCGTGCGTGTCGTAAATTATCGGAATGCGTGAAGAAAGGCGAACAATTACGGCACAAGATTGGCGACCATACGCAAATTGGTACCTATGCAGGCAAGAATAAGATTCAATATGGAGATTCAATGATGTCGCTGAACCAGTTTTCTGAAAATCATTATTTAAATATAAAAAATGAACGACGAAAAGAAAACAACGCGTGGGCAGAATGCGAGATTATTAGAGACGGCGAATGGATAAGCATGGAACGATTGATGGGAACCACGATTCTCGGATATGCTGTTCAATGGGAGAATGCTTCAACGCCGGAAGAATATAGTGAACGCGGCCTTGAAACCGACACGATACAATTATCCAATGCGTTGGCAAATGATTTGTCTCAGTTAAGCAACGACGAAATACGAGAGAAAATTGACAAGCAATTCCGTCTGATTCGGTATTTGATTGCCAAAGGACCCGGTGAAAAGGATGTATTAATTAATTTATACCAATATATTAAGGACAATATGGATAAAATCAAAGACCGATTGAAAACGAAACGTTTTGATAAGAACGATTCTGGATTTTGTCCGGCGGATTTTATTAGTAATGATAATGTATTGGAAATTATCCGCAATCATTTAACACCCAAAGCATCCGAGCGCAAGTTATTTGGAGAAGTATTCACCCCCTTAGAACTGGTTTGCGAAATGCTCAGTCATCTGCCGTCCTCCGTTTGGAAAGACCCGACCCTGAAATGGCTTGACCCCGCAAATGGAATCGGCAATTTCCCAGTGGTTGTCTATTATAAATTGATGGATAGTCTGCCGGATGAGTATGATAAAGAGGGTATCAAATATTCAACCGTCGCAAGCAAAAGCAAACATATTATTGAGAAAATGCTTTATATGAACGAATTGAACAAGATTAATATCGGAGTATGTAAGCGCATCTTTAAACTAATTGACCCACGCGCAACACCAAATATGTTTCAAGGGGATTTTCTGGAAGAGAGGACCACCGCGTTCGGCGGAATTGCACAATTTGATGTTATTATGGGGAATCCGCCATTTCAATCCACCGGAAATAAGAAAAAAATATACATTAATTTTGTTATAAAATGCTTGACTCGTATGTTGAAGAAAAATAAATATTTATTGTTTATTACTCCGAAACAAATAATACGTGTTTTATTGGGCGAAAATGTTCAACAACAGCAAATGGATACTATGTATAATATTATGGTTTTGAATACGAGAAACGCAATTAAGGAAAATTATTTCAAAAACATCGGAAGTGATTTTATGTATTTTCTAGTTCAAAATGGGGACTATGCTGGCACTACGCTTTTTACAAATGATGATAATACGGAAACCACGGTAGAATTAAAGTTCAATTCATTTCTACCATTAAATGGAAATATATCGTATGATATTGTAAATAAATTATTGAACGCAAATGGTAACAAAAGCCTGTGGAGAAAAGCGGCAAGGATTGATTGCGATGACAAAGAAGACATTAAACGAAATGATATTCGCGCTTCTCCCGATAAAACTCATAAAAATAAACTACTGGAATTAATGCGGACAACAGAGGAGGATGATGTATTCAAATGGACAAGCAAAACCCATCCGGATATGTTCAAGTATAAAGTATTTTACCCATCGTTGGGGGAACGATATTTGATTGATGAAGACCATAATTTATTTCCTGGAACTACCCGCGTTTTGTATATTCTGTGTGAAACATTAAATGAATGTAAAAATGTAGTTATTCTGGGCAAGAGCAAGTTATTTCAATATTTAAAACAGGCATATACTGGACAGAGCCCGGTAGACAGTGTGTGGAATAATTTACAAAAACCGAGTAGCTTTGATATTAAAATACGCGACGATGAAGATATTTATAAATATTTCAATTTATCTAGAAAAGACATTGTCGAAATAGAAAGTCATTTACCGGAAAAAACATCGGTGGCGAAAAAAACTCGCAAGAAGAAGGGCGGTGTAAATAAGAGGGGTACACGACGTGCGATGTAATTTTTTTATCTGATATATAATTTTGGTTGTGTGTCTTTTTTGAGATATAGAGGGTGTTTTGGAACCCCTTTTTTTGATATATCAATACAATAGGGGGTCGTAACCAGCTCGCTTAGCCATTTGGGCTCTTTTTGATTATTTCCCCAAGCGTAAATGATTTTGTCAACAAGTCCGAGCATGGCTTGAATATGTTGGATATTATTTTCGCCAATTGGATCCGTAACATATTTCAATCCTTTGGGGTCTGTGCTGCGAAACGCAAACAAATTGCCCACGTAAACTCCGCCATATCCCCATGATTTCGCAAATGAAATCACGCGGCGAATTGTGGGGTCATCTTTGGTTGCGTCGGCGGTTGACGGATTCAGCATTACAAATAAAACGCGAGGCAGTGTTTCGTCCCAAACACGCAAAAGCTGGTACCGGTATAGGTTGTCCTCGGATAGTAAAGCAGTAGTATTCATTTTATCATATATGTGTTATTTTATTATTATTTATTTGAATTATAATAAAAAAGATTTCAATTTTATGAAACATTTATACCGGTGAAGATTTCAAATGTCAGGCGGGTCTATAGTCCGCCTGACATTTGAAATCTTCAATGGTGTATATCCAATATTGATAGACACGTCTCTTACATAAACAGATGTTAGTGAAATGCGCTTGTATTTCACAAAGTGCTTATCGCTAGATAAACAGTAATTCCAACTCATTCTGGTCTATGCGTTTGAACTCCGACGTGCGGTCCATCTTGCTATAACTCAGCAAGAACTCGCTCTCCCCCGACTTGACAAAGCCCAACACATATTCCACTTTCTCGCGCTCAAACGTGAATAGTCGCGACGACCGGGTCAAATCCCCCGTCTGTGTGTCAATGGCAACCAGGATGTGGTAATAGTATCGTCGGTCCTCGTAGGAAACCACGTGGCAAATAAACCACGTCTCCGTGCCTACACGAATACCGTTGGTTGAACCGCGCACCGATTCAAAAAACCGCGGTGTCTTGTGTTCGCATTTGTTCACGAGTGTGTTGGCGTGGCCGATTTCGTAGGTCGTCAGTGGCCACCATTTGTAAACCACGCGCAAATGGTTGTCGGCGGCGGCATAGAGGACCCAGTTTTTCTCTATATTGGTCTGGCCATCGGGTTTTGTCAAGAGCGACGAAACCGCGCGTTTATTCTCGTAATCAATGTGGCCATATTCCACACGCATTGTGCCGTCGGGGAGTCCGCGATTGGCCGTGAAATAAGTGGTACCGGCGTGCTCAAGCAGGCGCATATCCTCTAGGCCCACATAACGGTCGTCGTGTTCTCGGTTGTAATCTAGGGTGAAAGATGAGGTGACGGATGGCAAGTCTTCTTTTTCAGTCGCCAAGGCTTTATCGCTTATGCTCTCGCTTAAAAGATGTACCGTCATTATATTGTGCGTCGTGATGTGCTCGCGATTCACGTATCCCCCCGATTCATTGATATAATAATTCACTTGGCGGTGATTCGTTACCAGACGCCCATAGTGATAGCAGACCGACGGCGTGCTGTTTTTGAACTCGTCCGAGGCCAGCGAGGGCGCAAGAATCGCCACAGGCGACCCCGGCAACGAGTCCGAATAAAACTTGTAATTGGACAACACATTGCGCAAGATTCCGTCCTCTATGTTTTTGGCGCACAACACATACATTGACAGCGCCCCCAAATCTATCTTGTCGGGGTTGTAATAGTATCCCGAGATGGTGTATTCGTAGTCAATCTTGTAATCATAGATGTCGTTCTGTAGAAACAAATAGTCAATCTTGGATTTGTCCACGTCCTCCAATTGCCGCATCGCCATACAATAAAACTCATACACGAGCTTGTGCTTGGACTGGTTGCGGTAATAGGTCATAATCTCGTAGATGTTTTCCAGACGCTTGGGGAAATAGTCATAGGCGAGCATCCAGTAGGCGACGGCTTTCTCCGGTTCGCCCATCCAAGAATAACACCGACCAATATTGTAATAACTCTGCCAGACTTCGTCAAACCAGCCGCCGATTTCAATGCGCTTCTTGTACATTTCAATCGCCTTCTCCCTCTCTCCATTGTCACGATAACTGTTTGCCAAATAAAATGTGTAGCGGTCGTTGTCGGGTTTCTCTACGAGTCCCTCGGTTAGCAGGCGGATGTCGCGAATAAACTTGTCGGCCTTGGCTCCTCCGTCGCCAATATCATTGATGAACGCCACGACGCGCTCTATTTGGTCGTATTTGGTGCCGTCGGGGGTACTGATGACTTCGTGCGTGACACCCCAATACGAAATGTCCAGACTGTTTTTCACGATGCGGACATTCTTGTACGAAAACCGGTCGTTCCCCTGGAACAAATGGAGGACATCTGATTGGTTGAGTGATACCTTGAATTGGGTTGCGTCAAATTGGGGACCGCTCTCCAAGACCATGTCGGCATCCATCAACAAGATGTAGTCGGCGTAGAGGCCGCCCGTATTGGCGGAGTCCTTACATGCTTGTAGGGAAAATGTGCGGTTGTGTTCAAAGTTTTTGAACGGCTCCGTAATAACGCGGCCCGGGATTTGGTGCGCCGCAAAATAATCGCCGATGAGTTGAACGGTGTTGTCAGTGCTGCCGGTGTCGCAAATACAATAGCAATCAATGATTCCGATGAGTGAATCAAAGAGGCGAGTAATAATTTTGGATTCATTTTTGACAATCATATTTAGCGCCAGTTTAGGCAATATATTCAGCTTAATTCCGTCCTCCTGATTGAGAACGGAATCAGCACTTTGCGAAATGCGGGCGCATTTATCAAACAACTGTATTTCGTCCATTTCCGTATAGCCTCTATTGACGGTTATGTTTATACCCTTTCTAATATTATTTGCTCTCATTCTTTTATTCAATTACAATATACGAACTCTGATGGCGTGTTCTAGATACAATAATGATAGAGTGAGAATTGATAAACAAAATGCGATATCGACGGCCCCTGGCAGATATGCGCTGGATGTGCCTGGTCCCGGTGACCAAACGGCATTCAATGCCGACCCGCATATCCGTATTCAAAAATGGGGTGCCAATTTCCGCGACAATATGATGGATATTGATAGCGATCTGAGAGGGATGACGCGACCCTTGACCCGAGACATTCCGGAGGTAAATGATTACAAACAATGGAGTGTGAAATCGTCGGCGGCATTTACGCCGGAAGAGACGAACTACGTGACTGATGACAGTCGCGCGACCCATCCTGCGTGGACATATAGAGAGGCGCAAATCAATCGTTTTGAACCGCCTCTGTTGAATCCTCTGGACCAATTGGAGAAACCGTTCCATTATGATTTGAACACGCGCATTTTGGAACGAGACCATTTTACGCCGACCCCGGTGAAGTTGGCGATTGCTAGCCAAGGCAACGTCGGTCAAGGCTACGCCGGACAGGGCTACGCCGGACAGGGCTACGCCCCATTCATCAAAGCTGGCAAAATCGGTTCATCTTTACAATAACTATATATTTACCGGTATACACCATTGAAGATTTTAGAACTTGTAAAAACTTCACACCTTCGGTGTGCTTTGTTTCAATTTCTAAAATCTTCAACGGTATATATATAGTTAAAACAATGGAACTCGCAATACCTCTCATAGCACTTGGTAGCTTGTATATTGTAAGCAATCAACCAAAACCCGAAGAAAAGAAAAAAGAAGGATTTGACAGTTTGCCAAACACCAATATTCCCGATAAAAACTTCCCCGATGAGACCGCGAATAACCCCGAACTGGACGTCAGTTCCAAATTGGCAACGGTGAATCAATACGACGGTCGTTCTGCTTATACCGACAAATATTTCAATCAGTATGCCCAGAATAGTTTAGTGAAGAAGGCCACCGAGGCTGACACCTCTCAATATTACTCGTTGGCAGGAGAAAAAGTGGGCGCGTCGCATTTTAATCACGGTAACATGATGCCCTTTTTCGGTGGCAAAATCCGGTCGGCTGTGGATCCCAAATCCAACGAGGCGATTATGGATAATTATTTAGGCACAGGAAGTCAGACCATTGTGAAATCGGAACAGGCGCCTCTCTTTGCCCCCAACGAAAAGTACCAATGGGCAAGTGGTGCCCCCAATATGAACGACTTCTACCAGTCTCGTGTCAATCCCAGTATGCGAATGGCGAACGTGAAGCCATTTGAGGAGGTGAAAGTGGGACCCGGTCTCGGCCTCGGGTACGGCACCGAAGGTGCCGGTGGATACAATTCGGGCACAATGATGCGCGAGTCGTGGTTGCCAAAGGACGTGGATGAATTGCGCACGGCAAACAAACAGAAGTCGTCTGAGGTGATGCAGCTGGGCCACGAAGGGCCCGCGAAAAGCCGCATTACCAATGTCGGTATTTTAGGCGCTTTTCAAAAGAACCGGCCCGAGACCGCCTTTGAATGGGGTCAGGACCGCCTTTTCACTACGACTGGTGTAGGGAAGGGGGCCACCGCGCAGTCTATCCAGGTTGAGCGCGATGTTGCTCGTCCTGAGACCACCGTTTCGTATAGTGGTTCCGCGCAGAGTATCCATCATACACGTTCCGACGCGGGAGAGGTGCTACCCAGCCATCGTGTTGAGTTGGGACCCACCCAGCTGGGCGTGGCGAATGCCAACGGACGCCAGTTCGCGAGCGACGGAGACTATGGAATCAAGACAAATCACGTATACGCCAATAACCGCAGCACCAATGAAGTGAGTGATTATTTTGGCGCTGTGGGAAGCGGTATCGGGGCGGTCGTTGCGCCTCTTTTGGAGATGATGCGCCCGTCGCGCAAAGAGAATACGACTGGAAATATGCGGGTCTATGGAGATGCCAAGTCGCGCGTTGGACAATCCTATTTGTACAATCCCGCCGACGCACCCGCGCACACGATGCGCGAGACTACGGAGAAGTCAGTCAATCACTGGAATGTGAATAGAGGCCAGAAAGGGGACGGATATACATCGGCGAAACACGAGGTGGTGCCCCAACACCGTGATACTACCACGAAGTCGCATACTGGCGGTGCGGGGTACAAGAACTCGGCGCTGAGACCCTATGACGCGGAACTGGCTTATGAGCCGAGCGACATCAAGGCCTCTACCATCAATGGGCGTTTCGGCAATTCCAATACCAACTTGTTCAATAACTCGGTGAATTATCAGGGCAAGCCGAAAGACATTGATATGATTAATAATCGTGCGGGAATGCCAAATATGCCGTACCAATCGCAGTCGGTCCAGAGTATGGGGGAATTACAAATGAGAGGCAGAGAGGAGTTGCCGCAAGTAGAGCGAAATAACTCGGATTTGTATAGCGCGCTACAGCAGAACCCGTATGCCATCAAGCGTAATTACCAATAAGCTGTTTGTATGTGTGTATAATATTTATCAAAGATATATATATATTATGCTTTATGGTCGCACGCTTCATGGTCCTACGTTTCGTGGAGGAGACCTTTCTAAAATGGACGGTCTGCGTCATATTTTGAGCGTTGGTTACGAAATTGAATGCGGCGTTTTAGCAAAGCTGACACAAACTGATGTAGGTGGAGAAATGGTTTTATACAATTCAGATAGCGCCCGAAAAGACATTGAAGAACTAAAGCGATTAGAGGAGGACCCCGATGCCGATGTGGAGGATTATATTATGGAGCGCCAAGAAGAAGTGATGACGGATGTCATTGTGGATAAGCGTGGACGTCCCGACAAATACGCGGTTTTCAATATCACCAATGATAATGCGATGACGCCATTCATACGAATGCTGGACAAAATCTGTTATTATGATATTGAATCGGCCGATGAGAAAAACTCCATCTATGTTTTTCGCGATACTGCCGGCAAAGATTATAAAATACAGTTTTTGTTGAAAGATGAGCTGGGTTGTGCCTTCCACACCTCGGTTGAATGGGTCGTCACTTATTATAAGCCAAAACGGAGCCGCAACGTCATTATGGACACCTTTGTAAATATGATAACCAATTTGGTGCGGCATTTGGATGAACTCGTGCCGATTGAAGGAAATTACATTGCCAAATATAAGAACGCCGAAGGGGACGTGGAAGAGTTTGTAGTTGGAAAACCGAGTCAGCGGATGCTGTTTCATAAACCCGGAACTGGCCTCTATTATTTACAAACGCAAGTCTCGGCTGCGCCAATAACGATTGACGACGCATGCTCGGTTGTACAGATGACGTTTTCCGCGAGTGCCGAACACATTGTAGATATATTGGTGGCATTGTTGGATAATAATTCGCAAGGAATCGCGTCATATAGCGAAAATGTTCGCGAGAAATTAGAAGATGTGCAGCGAATAGAGGGTTGCGTTGATGAACTGATTCGCAATTACAATCGTGAACACGTCGGCATTTACAAGATTCAGGGGTCTAAGCAATTCACGAAAACGGTGAAAACGTATATTTTTATGATATTGTTCAAAATCGCCCAATATATCAAGTTCAAGAAAACCTCTAGTAAATATTTTAAGAATGTTCTGTATTTTAATTCGCGCCATAGCAATTATGTGTTGTACAATAATCTGAAACGACAATTGGAAATCCAATTTGGGATGTTAGAGGATGCGCGCGTTGCGTCTATCATCAAAGACATTGTACTTGTCCCCGACATTTTACAAAGTGGCATTGTTCCGGATGGCGTCAAGATGCGCAAGGGGGTATTTTCCAAAACGAATATGCTTGATAAAACGAATCAGCACTATGGCGACCCGACGTATTCGTTGATGAGTTATTTTGATTTCTTTGAGCAGCCGGTGGATAATGAAGCCAACCGAGTGGGCGGAACGGGGAATATCGTGGACCATGATTGGTTTGAATATAAGGGGGTTGATGAATATTCCAACAAGATGGACTTGAATGATGATATTGTGCTGATTGAATGCCGCAATTTTCAAAAACTATTGTCCCTCTATGTTTACAATATGGCGGACGCGGAGTTGAAAGAACAAATGGAATCTGGGTCGTGTAATATATTGACGGGTCGTATGGGTGCGGATGTCGGCTCAATGTCGGTTGCCAACTTTCGGAAATTAATTGACCTCTATGGTACTATGCCGAGTGTGAAAAGCGCAACTCGAAAGAGCAAGAGCAAGAGTCAGAAGAAGAAGAGCAGGACCAACAAGTCGGCATAAGAATTGTATTTACACCAGTCAAGATTTCCACCCTACGGGTGGGAGGGGGCCTGTTCAAAAAATTGCGCTGAGTAAAAACGGTACGTTTTTGCGATGCGGTGTTTGAGAAATGCCCCCTAAAGGGAGCATTTTTCAAAGTGCTTATGCCGAGCGCCCTTCAGGGAGCTCGGCATACAGATGTTATTTGGATATAAACCCTTCGGGTTTATATCTGAAAAATTGCGCTGAGTAAAAACGGTACGTTTTTGCGATGCGGTGTTTGAGAAATGCCCCCTCCCCCTACGGGTGGGAGGGGGCTGTTCAAAAAATTGATTTTTTTGAATTGTTTTTATTAAACTTAAACAAATTAAACTTACGCAAATCAAAACACAATTCCGAAACATAGAAATGATATTTTATTCCGACCAAATTGAAGCCGACATCATTGATAACAACGCCCTGGATGTCATCGCCGACAAGGTGGATGAGTTCAAAGAGGACATCAATATGTTATTCACCTACTTCACCTACTCTGTTATCGGTCTGGATTACACGCAAAACCTCCTCAAATACAAATCCAATCGCGTGGCATTTTATTGTATGGACGACGTGTTTGATATCCGCAATTGCCCGACCGCAATGATTTATTCAAAACAAGTCAGCGGCGACGAAATTGTTTATTACATCATGATTATTTGTACCCAACGGCGGTTCAAAAACTTGGGCTACGCCACGGCCCTTCTCAACGGATTTGTGGAGAAGATACGCCAAGACACCGAGAAACCTGTGAAAATCGTCCTCAGCGCATTAGACGAAGTGGTGTCCTATTACCAGAAATATGGATTTGAAGTGGTGGATTGTACGCTAGAAAATTATCCGCATTTAGCCAGGTTTGAAAAATATGATGAAACCAAGATTTATACCATTATGGAGATGAAGGTTAGCGACAGTTAAGGCGACCCGTAGAAAATACCTCTACATAGAACGATTATTATTCTATGCCCCAAGCCAGCGTTTTTTTCCGACTATTTTTCAGGGGGTCTCTGTCTCTACATGACCGGTAGTTGTTTCGTTTTTCATCATCCTCTATGTACATCAATTCGGCCTCTATTTCATCGCGTTTTTCTACAAGACGGCGACGTATCTCATCATTGTTATACACGATGTTTGTGAGCGAATAGATGCTTGTTTTGTCCATCGTTTGTATTTCGTCCTTTATTTTGGCAAGCGCTTGTAGCAGTTGTTCTTTCATGGGCAGCGGCATCATTTATTGTATAATATTATAATTGTACAATAAACTTTTTCATATATATTTACACCGATGAAGATTTTATAACTTGTAAAAACGGACTGTGGTCGGCTCCCCTTCGGGTGGGGCCTCCCGAACCGTTTTTACAAGTTATAAAATCTTTAATGGCGCGGTTCCCGAAGGGTAGTAACGATTTGAAACAAAGCACACCTACGGTGGTTCGGGAGGCCCCACCCGAAGGGGGGCCCCACCCGAAGGGGGGCCGACCACAGTCGGTTTTTACAAGTTATAAAATCTTCACCGGTATATATGCTGTAGCAAATTATTTGCTATTTGCGTGTTCAAGGATTTTGCTACAGTCAGTTTTGTTATCGTTTTTATCTAAACAGATTGCGTACAATTCATATATTTTGTCAGCCGATAATTTGGTTTCAACTTGAGGCTCTTTTTTATTTACAACTTCATCTTTGTTTTTATTGCTGAAAATATTATGGGCAATTGAACTGCCTACACCGAATGAAAACCCTTGTTTCATAGTATCGAACATTGATGGGGGCGAAGGCACTGGTGCTGAAGGAGCTGGAATATATTGTTTTGGTGCTGTTACTGGTCCTTGCGCTGGACCCGGTGCTGTCGCTGGACCCGGTGCTGTCGCTGGACCAGGAATATTTTGTTTCCGTGCTGGTGTTCGGGTCGTTGTCTTTGGCATATATATTATTAATATTATTTACTTATGTTTATATACTAAATAATATGTACATCATCTGAGAATTACATAAAGTATTGTCTCTTTGGGGCGTTTTACATACTTATAAAATGAGATGACAATCATCTCATTTATAGCCTCCTTTGGGGATTGAACCCAAGACCTTTTCATTACAAGTGAAATGCTCTACCACTGAGCTGTATGCCGAGCTCCCTGAAGGGCGCTCGGCATAAGTACTTCAGAAAATGCGGACGCATTTTCTGAACAGCTAAAGAGGCACTAATATATATTCGGTTTCGGCTTTAAATTCTTTTAACCTTAAAACAATATAGAATTGTTGCCCAACATATTGTATTATGTTCTTCCGAAAACCAATCTTTATGGCAAGTCGCCGCGTATTTTCCTCGTGTAAAAACGACAATACAGATTTATATAAAAAATTGGATGATATTCATTACCGACTAGAAAGACTATCTAATATTCAATTTGGTATTTACATGACGTCAATCATTACAATGGTACTTACCATTGTTTGTAAATAAAAAACATATACCATATTGTATCATTCATATACTATGGTCTTCCTTATTTGTCGCCCCATCCGAAGGGAGGGCTTTTGATTAACTTATTCAGTCATCAATCTGGGAACACAATTAATCGTCTGTAGCTCCTGCGCCATCAACTTGAACGCATAAGGTATCTCTGCATATGCGAAATCCGTCATATTGTCGCATATACTACACTTATGGACACTGAAATTGAACTTGCCGAGCATCGCGTTGCCCTCGTCATTGTATTGCGCTATCATGCCGCATTTCTTACACACATGGACGCTATATTTATCCGACACATCGTACAAGCGCTCGCGACAGAATCGGCTGATACCATGCGCCAACATAACGTCGCGCTCCATTTCACCGATACGGAAACCGCCATCACGACTCCGGCCTTCGGCCGGTTGCCGCGTCAAATTAACCATCGGTCCAATTGACCTACTGTGCTGCTTGTCATTCACCATGTGTTTCAAGCGCTGATAGAAGACGGGTCCGATGAAGATACTCGTCTGGAACTGCTCGCCGGTCAAGCCGTCATACATCACCTCGTTGCCATAACTCTCGTATCCCTGGTCTTGGAGCTTCTCCGCAATGGTCTTCACATCCAAGTCGCCGAAACTGGTTCCGTCGCCAAATAGGCCGAGATGGACGAGCACTTTCCCGAGCAACGTCTCTTTCAGTTGTCCGATTGTCATACGAGATGGAATTGCGTGGGGGTTGATGATGATGTCAGGCTTGAGGCCGTTCTTGGTATAGGGCATATCACACTCGGGAATGATGAGTCCGCACGTGCCCTTCTGACCGTGTCTCGATGAGAACTTATCCCCGATACACGGCTTGCGAAACGTGCGCATTCGCACCTTGGCGCAGTTGTATCCGTCGCCATTTCGGCACTGGACGTTGCTATCTACGTAGATTTCCTCCCCGCCCGTGCGGACACTCTTGCTCTGGTCTTCGTACTTAATCTGTTTCGTCGGGTCGTTGCGATTCTCCTTGATATTGACCACCTTGGAAATGATAATCGTGTGGTCTTCAAGCAATGTGTTCTTGGGCACGAACCCTGTGGAATCAATCTTGTCGTAATTGCCATATTTGATTCCCTTGGTCTTCGTGGGGTCCGGTTTACATCGGCTTACGAGCCTGGTAATCGTCTTGTCCTCGTCCTTTTCCGTGTGATAAATCGTGGTCGCAAACATTCCGCGGTCAATGGAACCCTTATTGACCAACACACTGTCTTCCTGATTGTAGCCAGTGTATGACATAATCGCCACGTGGATGACTTGGCCGGATGGGATTTTCACGAGGTCCAGCCAGTTCATTAGGCGCGTATCTACGAGGGGTCTTGACGGCGAGGTCAGCACATACGCGGTCTTGTCATAACGCTTGTCGTAGTTGGTTGAATAGACACCCATCGCCTGCTTACCTTGGGCGCAATTACTTGACAGGAAATTATTTCCAGCTATGAAACTATGATTCTCTGATTCAACGGTTATATCTGAAATTAGGCGGTTATCTACCTCCACGATGCTTTCAACCATTTCAAATACGGCTTTATCAATGATGTCCATTGTTCCAACCAGTGTTTTGTTGATTTCCATGTTTTGAACTTCGCACCAACCTTCCGTTGTCATAAACTTATGGTCATCTGTTGCCACAATTTCACGACCTGAAATTGTGCGAAGCTTGAATATTTTTTTGTCGGTTTCACGAACATATTGATATACTACTTTTGTGTGTGATGTAGACATTGTTTCAGGATTAAAGCTGATAACGGAATCACCTATTTTTACATCTTTTATCGGTATTTTGTCTCCATTTGAAAGGAGGACGGTTTCATTAATATCCAAACATTGATATGTATTCCTCGGTGCCTGGTTGTGCTCCGGAAACGGGATACACGACGCAAGAACGCCGAAAATGGTACTGGGATGGATTTCGCAATGGGTGTATCTGACGCGCGTGTTCTCAATGATATAGGAGTCCTTCGCGCGCATCGCAATCATCGCATAATTCTGTTCGCACGGGTCTATGTATTCAACCACGGACTCATCCAGCTTACAATTTGTGAGCAGGTCGTTCCACGACAACTCGCTCTTGTCCAGCTGGTCAATGATGTCGCGCGTGATGATAGCGCGACCCCCCTTCACGCGCAACAGCGGCCGCGTCATCCGCCCACCATCATTACAAATCTGGATTTCCATGCTCTTGTAATTGAATACGACCGACGTATAGATATTGATGATGCCGCGGTATTTCTTGTCCTTCATATCGTTGTAGAGCTCCAACGGCCGGTCGGTGTTTCCTATCCAGCAACCATTGATAAATACTTTCACCGTGTCGTAGGCATCCGCGGGCTTTATTAAGTCTAAGGCTCGGACAAATGGCTCGGCATACACATAGAGCGACGAACTATTGGACGAAATCGTCAAATGCATGAGCGTGCTGATGCTCTTGACAACACCGATGGATTGACCTTCCGGGGTTTCGGCACAACACAAGAACCCAAATGTCGTGCCGTGGAGTTTGCGCGGCTCAATCAGCTCGCCCGACTTGTCTATCGGCGTATTTACGCGGCGCATATGACTCAGTGTCGCCGCCGTCGTGAGTCGGTTCAACACCTGCGCAACACCCACCTTGCTGCTGTTGCTCTGCTTGATACTGAAGTCACCCGTCGCCAGGGCGCGATTGATGCCCGTCTCAATCGTCGTGGATTTTATCATTTTACAAATATTGGACGAATTGATGATGTTCTCGTAGTTGTCCGTAGAGCGCCACGAGCCATTGTTGATTTCCTTCAAGATGTTTTTCACCATCTCCTTCACCATCTTGTTGTAATAATTACGAAACAAGTTGTTCAAGAGTGTGCCGGTCGTGTCTATGCGCTTATTCACATAGGAGTCGCGGTCACTTGGCTTGATTCGGCCGAGCGCCGTTCGTATCAGCTTGTTCGCCATATATCCCAGGAAATAAATCTTCTGCTTACTTGTTCGGCAATGAGGGAACAAATCGTTCGCCAACACTTCCATCACGAAATCGCGCTTCTTCTTGGTGCCGTGGTCCTTGTCCATATTGATGGGCGTGAAAGCGGCATAACTGGTGATTTGGCGAAGGGCATCCTCTTCAGTCATGTATTTGTTCGCCTCTATGACGGAGGCGTTCAAGTATTCCATGATTTCCTCGTTTTCCGCCGCGGTTTCGTTCAACAATATGTATTGGCAGATTTCGCGGTCGGACAATACGCCGAGCGCTCGGAACACGACGAACAAGTCCACTGCTTCGCGGATGCGCGGGATTACGACTTTCAGCGGATATCCGTACCCGTTGTTGCGACTGATGACCTCAATCTCTATTTGCTTCGGCGAGATACACTTGTTGTCGGGCATGGACTTGATTTCGGCGTACCAACTACATTTTGCGGTGTTCTTGCCGTCGTAGCAATAGACCACATTCTGTGCCGCGCGCTCTTGTTGGAGTACGGTTTTCTCTGACCCCTTGATGATGAAATATCCGCCGTGGTCAAACGCGCATTCGTCTATGGCAGCGGGATTGATATTGGTGTGCTGGTTCAAGACGCAAATGGACGAGTTCACCATGATGGGGAACTTCCCGATGCTGATTTTGGAAATCGTCTTGTTTATGATTCGCGGCTGGTCCATATTCAAAGTGTCGCGGACGGTGTATTTGATGTTGATGTCGATGGTCATATTGGACGCGTATGTGAAGTTGCGCAGCTTCGCAATGTTCGGGAGCATGATTTTGTGAGAGCCGTTGTTTTCGTAGATGTGGGGCTGGTGAATCTTCAAGTTGGTGAATGTGATTTCGGCTTCCAACAAGTATTGGTTCAATTCGGCGATGAAGTCTTTGTCGGAGCGAATCATCACGGGGTTGAACATATCAATGGTTTGGTGGAGCTGGCGGTTCACGCAATCGTTGTAGGATTCCAGCTGGTGTCGGACCAACATAGAAGAGTGTCGGCCCTTGAAATAGGATTCAATGATGGAAAAGAGGCCGTCCGCGTCTTTGCCGAGATGACCGAGTACGGTTTCGTCGTCGTCGACGACCTGAGATGCGATTTCTTTTTCTTCGTTCATGATTTCTTCCAACATTGCCTTGGAATCAAATTGGGGCATTTCGGGGACGATGTCCTTATGTAAAGGCTCTGCGACAGTGGAAGCTGTCTTGGTTCTGGGCTTGTACGCCCTTTTCGGTTTAGTGGTGGTTTCAACAGTGTTTGACATTTTTTTGGTATGAATAATATATGTTTTTAATATTTTTTGTAATGTGTTTTTCAATTTTTCGGAGGACTCCCCTCCCTACGGGAGGGAGACCTCCAAACAACACTTTGTAATGACGAAACTGAACGTTTCGTCAGTACAAACAATTTTTTGATAGCCCAGCATCCCATCGGGATGCGGGCTTTCAAACAACACTTTAAAAACGAAACTGGCGTTTCATTTTTAAACAATTTTTTTATTGCCAATTTAATTATATAATTTTTTATATTTTTGGCGTGCTTTTTGTAATCTTTCTTCTGTTTTTTCCAAAATAATACTATTATTTGCTATTTCTGTTTTTTTTACTTCCTTCAAACTGTCTTCAATTACTTGTTTTAGTATAATATCATCACAATCCTCACCATTATCAGTTTTACATTTATAATCACCTACATCTTTAACATCGTATAACTCTTCTTCTTCCCAAGACGCACTCCAATAAGAGTTATAACGAGACCTGGCACTATACTTATCTAGAATTTCAGTAATTTTAATGCCTGGAAATAACCTTTTTATTTCATTAATAATATACGTTTTGTTACCAGGGGTTGCTAATTTTGTATTAAATTCATAATATTTGTGTATTAAATCTTCAATGATGAAAGCATAAGTAAACTCACATTCTGATGCTTTTTCAATAATTTTTTCATATATGTGTGTAATAATCGCATATAATGGTATTAATCTTAATTCGTTGGAAGGAATAATATGTAGCACTGTATCTTTGTTATCTTCATCTCCGTCATCACTATCCATTTTTATTTTATATAATTATTTTAAATATGTTTATATAATTATTTTAAATATGTTTATACCGGTGAACATTTAAAACGGCACACCGAAGGTGTGATTTGTTTAAAATCGTCACCGATACCGCACCATTGGAGATTTAAAACGTGCCGTTTTAAATCTTCAACAGTGTAAATCAATTTGTTATATTAAAATCGGTCTTTCAACGAAGCACAATAAATGAAAAAGTACAAACATTTTTTTGTTAGATTAATCAACGATATAAACCTTATCACTTGATATTATTAATGTCCCATAATCGGACCCATCAAATAGAGGTTCTACAGAGATTTGAAAAACCGGACATAGTTTTTTTGAAGGATAAAGAATGCCTAATTTGTTTAGAATCACTGGAATCGGATATAAACCAAATTGTAAAATTGCCATGCTGGTGTGCCAATTCCGCATATCACATTCCGTGTATAATCCAATTATTACAATCCGGCGAAAACAAGAATTTTTGCCCCCATTGTAAGACAAAATATACTATTTTTGTAGAACATGTTGTTCCAACTCAACAACTCCCGAATAATATTTTATTGTTGCAAATAGAAGAAGCCAGACAAGCGCGAGAGTTTTCACAAACAATGCTAGTTCATCTGTTATCAAATACGACAATGAATATAGTCAATCTGTGTGGCATTCGTAGTTATCCAACCTATAACACCGAACACTTATTCCCAGTATTGGTTATGCTGTATTTTTTAAAGATATTTATAAACGTTTGCATGTTTTTGTATTCAAAAACGGATGTTTATAAAATACAGACCGGATTATTTTTTAGCTACTTATATCAAGCAATCACGTTTGGATGGTTGGTATTCGCCTTGTCCGGAGTAAAAAATGACTCGCTCTCTATCATTTTATTAGTGAATAATTTATTCTTGGGACTCGCCGATTTGGCATTCCGGGTATTTGTAGAATACAGAATGAATGCCCGTGTAACTGACGACGTATAATCGTGTAAAAAAGGTATAGATACATCTATACTGTTTTATTAAAAGCTCTGGTTAAATGCCAAAATACAAATTGTTTAGTCAATATCTGGACTTCTATCGGAAGAAGACACACTTATGTGTGAATGATTATAAAAATGTAATGGAATACACCAACTATATGTTTCATTGTATTACACCCGAACACATATCGTTGATGGCAATGGAACCGACCACCTCATACGACGTTTGGCAAAAAGACCACGAGCTTGTTATAGAGGAATTACCGACGCCTAAAAAAACACTTGTCCATATTGACGAAAAAATCAACACCATCGCGGATTTGTTGTCGGTGATTGGCAAATACCCAGTTTGCGAAGACATTGAATACAATATAAATATGTCGGTTTTACACAAGATTTCGGTTGAACTAAAAGAACTAAATTCTATGATTGGGATGACTCAGCTCAAGAAGAATATCCTTGACCAGATTTTGTATTTCTTACATGGGTTTTCGGGGTCTGGTGAATACAAGCATATTGTCATTTATGGGTCACCGGGAACCGGTAAAACGGATATTGCTAAGATACTTGGGAAAATGTATTCCAAGATGAATATTCTGAAGTTGCCCTCCGGAGGGGCCCCTGGAGGAGGGACTGGAGGGGTAGAGAAATCCACCGTAGAGAAATCCACCAGCGATAAACCTTTGTCCACCAGCGATAAACCTTTGTCCACCTTAGAGAAGAAACCTGTGTTCAAAAAAGCCACCCGCACCGATTTGGTCGCCGGGTATTTAGGACAAACCGCAATTAAAACGCGCGCGCTCATCAACGAATGCCTTGGTGGCGTCCTCTTTATTGATGAAATCTATTCCTTGGGCGACGACTCGTTTTCAAAAGAGTGTGCGGATACCTTGTGCGAGGCGCTGAGCGACCACAAGGACGGTCTCATTGTAATCGTGGCGGGATATGAAACGTGCGTGAATGAACGTTTTTTCAAACTGAACCCTGGATTAGAGTCACGATTTTCGTGGAGATTCACGATTGATGATTATACTTCATCCGAGGTCTGGCAAATATTTAAGAAGAAAGTGAAAGATAGTGGTTGGACACACAGTATTTCGGAATCCGCGGGGGAAGATTGGTTCAAACGGAGGTACAAGGATTTGCCGGGGTTTGGGAGAGATATTGATGCGCTCTTTTTTAAAGTGAAGATTGCGCATAGTCGGCGGATGTATGGGGCCGCGGATTTGACCCTGGTTAAAAAAGTGTCTGTTGTGGATTTGGATGCTGGATTCGTTGCTTTCAAAGAGAGTATGAAGAAATCGGCGCTGTATGGGGGAGATAAGGGATATGTGTCGTCCATGTTTTTATAAGGTAGGCTCTGAAGGGAGATGGCCGACCTATAAGGCCACCTTCGGTGGCTGACCAAAGCCCCTCCCTTTGGGTCCCTTCGGTGGCCTCGTAAATATATTCTAAACAAAACAGTAGTATAGAATATATTTAATGAATCCTGCTATAGGTAGTAATGCTACTGGAGGGGAAAAAAAGGTAATCAGAATAAATCCCGAAATGTTTAAACTTGCCAACAATAATACTCGTAAAAAAGGTACCGAGAAGAAGGAACCCAAACCGATTAAGATGAAGGCTGTGAATCATGATAAAACGCTTAAGCGCGACATGTTGCGACGTATTCGCGCCAACCAGGCCGAGCAATATGATAAGATTTTTGGTGGTTCGGCGAATCAGAATGGTGCTACTAGCGTTAATAGCACGGTAGGCGCTAAGAACCTGAATGGTGCAACAAGCACGGTAGGCGCTAAGAACCTGATACGTATATCCGCCGAAGAGAAGTTTGACGACGGATTCAAAGACACCTTAGACTTTATGAATAAATTGGTTGATAAGCATAAGCGCGAGCCCGTTAAGCTACATAATCAAACAATTCGGGCACCAGACCCAAGGGCTTTTATTCAACCGCAACAATCCGCGTATCCACAACCCATTGTTCCTCAACAACAACAAGTGTATCCACAATCTTCCGTTCCACAACAACAACAACAAGTGTATCCACAATCTTCCGTTCCACAACAACAACAACAAGTGTATCCACAACCTTCCGTTCCACAACAACAACAATCCGTGTATCCACAACCCATTGTTCCGATGCCTTTGGTACAAACTCCCATCCCTGGTGGCGAGCCCCCAAAATACGGCTGTTTGAAAAACGGCTCTCTCCCCACATACCGCACCTCTATGAACAAAACCGTAAAGGCAACCGACATCCAAGAAACCCCCAAGACCGACAACGCAATTGAACGCATTCGTGCCCGACTCAATGAGCGCGCAAACCGCCAACATGCGATTAAGGTCCCCAAAACCAAACCCAACAAAATCATTCGTAGAACGTATCACGTCGGCAAAGACAAGTATAGGCCATCCGTTGGTGTCTTGTTGCCAAATCGCACAATACGCAATAACGTCACCAACAAATCGTTTATGTTGAAGAATACATCCATTGACGAAATACGCCGATTTCTTTTGAAACAAGGGTTCATCAAAGTGGGGTCCACCTCTCCCAACGATGTTTTGCGCAAGATGTATGAAAGCATTATGATGATTGATGGCGAGATTAAGAATTACAACCCAGATAACTTGCTGTATAACTTTTTCAATGACAAGGCTAAATAATGGCCGTATGACGAAGTCCACCGTATGACGAAGTCCACCGTATGACGAAGTCCACCCTATGAAAAAATTGAAAACTCAACCGATTGTTTATTAGAACACAAATAATAAACAACAACACAATTATAAAAATGGAAAAAAAACTGAACTCACGCGCCGAACAATACATCACCAAGTTCAAGGATGATATTCGCAGTAAATTGATTGAACTCGGATTCGGGGAACAAGAAAAGGCAAACGCACTGCTTGAATACGTATACGAATACGACCGCCTCACATTTAGCAAAGATGACATCTCAAAACGCAAGCGTATCCAGAACTCCATCCCCACTCAGAATCGGTGTAATGCGAAGCGCGCCGATAACAAGCAATGTACTCGCAAGCGCAAGGATGGATGCGAGTTTTGCGGTACTCATTCCAAGGGGGCGCCATATGGTATGGCCGACGACGTTTGCGGCGATTGTACCAAGAAACTGGACGTCGTCGCCAAAGATGTGAATGGAATCGTGTATTACATTGATAAGTTTATGAATGTTTATAAGACGGAGGACATATTGTCGGGCAAATCAAATCCCGCGGTTATCGCTAAATGTCGCGAGATAAATGGCACCATCATTATTCCGGAGATTGACCATTTATAATGCCGAAGAAGAAGGTGGTGCTGCAGACTTTGAAATCGGTTTCACCAACCTGCGAATGGATTCTTTGGTGATTGCCTCGCGATTTTCGTCTATAAAACTGTTTAGCTCAGTTGCTTGCTCAGCATCACCGTCGTAATATTTTATAAGCACATCCGTCAGATATTTCTTAGTTATTGGTTTTTTTACTTGTTTTTTGGAATAAATCAGTTTCCCCTCTTTCACATTGAACTCATCTATGTTGTTGTCTTTCATTGTTGTCATCAATCGTTTTGATATGTTGGTTTGTTGGGTTTTTCGGTCACGTACTTCCTTGTTCAGGTTGCGGATTTCATTGTCAATGCGCATCCATTCTTTGATTGATTCTATGATTTCCGCCTTGTTTATTGATGCAGCTGACATTATATTCTAATTGATTATTTTTTTATCTTATTTCGTGTTAAATACTTATCAATAATGTTGAGGCTACCTCCCGAAGGGAGGGGTCTCTAATCCGTTGAAAAAGGCGTTCGCCTTTTATCAATAAATTATTGATAAATATATATATGATTTTTAGCAGCAGTTACAAAAGGTCTTCTATTAGCTATCAGCAGCAGTCTAAAATGTTCACTGCGCCAATACAGAGACCACAGACCCAAAATAATGCCGTCGTGGAACAAACGCCGCCGCCGGTGAAATTAAAATGGGGGAAACCAATTTGGACGTTTTTTCACACGATGGCACAAAAGATGCGCCCAGAATATTTCCACAATATTATTGGCGATTTTATGCGAATAATAATGTCTATTTGTAGCGTTTTGCCTTGCCCGGTTTGCTCTAAACACGCGATGGAATATATTCGGTCGATGAATGTAAACAATATTCGTAGTAAGGAACAATTGATTGATTTCTTTCATGCGTTTCATAACTCGGTGAATCAGAGAAAGAGGTATCCGATATTTCCCAGGGATTCGGTTGATACCGAATATACGAGCAAAAATACGTATTATGTGATTCGCGAGTTTATGTACCACTTTGAAGACAAACAACGGTCGGCGAAGTTAATCGTGGATGATTTTTTGCGACGGCGCATTGTCCCTGAGGTGAAGACGTGGATAAACACAAATATTCAATGCTTTGAGGCGTAAACTTGGAGGCGTAAACTTGGAGGCGTAAACTTGGAGGCGTAAACCTGGAGTCGTAAACTTGGAGTCGTAAACTTGGAGTCGTAAACTTGGACCATAGATTATTGGTTCTATACGTTAAGTCCTCGTTTTTTACATTTGAAAGCAATCTTCGTGGTAGCCGCCTTACACGTTTCACTGCCCGTTGATTTGAATGTCGGTTTTGATAACGCCCCCCAACCAACACCCAACATTAATCCGATTGCCAACGGTATTATTACAAAAACACTTGTGCATTTTAGGTAATTGTATGCAACATCAATAAATAAGAAAATCATGAGAGGTATCAAAATATAAAAATTGGGCGTAGCTGCCATAAATAGATATCCGATGATAAACGAAATGGTATGGGTGCTGAGAGGCAGATATGAAATCACAGTGTTCCCAAATGTCAGAATATTACAATGGGCAGTGTCGTAATCCATGCGTGACAATCCGCCGAGTTGACCATCGCGAAATTCCATTATTTTGTCTCTTATATTCGGTATTCCTGAAATCATAATGGTTATAATAGAGGTAATGAGCGCCCCACTTGCTACTAAAATCCCAGTGACTTCGCCAACGATGATTGAATAAATGGCGAAAAATGAGATTAAAACGAATGGGAATATCCGGTAAAATAAGAAATATAATTGTCCAAAATCCATTGTATAATATGGGGTAACATAATAATAGATGTATGGTCTATGAATAATCCAAAATAGTATAAACTATAAGCGCTTATATTATTAGATATGGGAGTACCAGCATATTTTTCTTATATTATTAAAAACCACATCCACGTGTTGAACTCGCTAATAAAAATGCGCGCGACAAAGTTTCACAATTTGTACATGGACTGTAATTCGTTAATTTACGATGCTGTGCGCGAAATATATAAGACGGACCCGGAGAACTCGGCCAGCTACCCCCATATTTTGGCGCTCATATGTTCAAAAATACAGGGATATATTGACCAGATTCGGCCATCAAGTAATGTCTATATTGCGTTTGATGGCGTGGCGCCATTGGAGAAAATGGAGCAACAACGAAAACGCCGGTATTTGAATGATTTTCTGGAGAAAAACGGATGTGTTGAAAAAACGAGCGGCATTAATACGTGCTTGATTACCCCCGGGACACGGTTTATGAAGTATTTGTCTAAATATGTTTATGAACATCCGTTTACCGCACCGGATGGAGCGAAAATAATTATATCGGCGTCGGACCAACGTGGAGAGGGTGAGCACAAATTATTCCAGCATATTCGCGATTTTAAAGACGAGCATTTGGGGCAAAATACGGTGATATATGGCCTGGATGCAGATTTGTTGATGCTCTCTATTTTTCACAAGAAGTTTACTACGTTTTATGTATTTCGTGAAACCCCCGAATATGCTAAAAGTTTGAATATGGATTTGAAAGGGAACGACGGACATTTGCTTGATATCAATGGATTATGTGTGTCTATTTTCAAAGAGATGAAAATGCCGCTAGACGAGAAGGCTGGTATCACGCTTGATACTCGGATTCACGATTATGCGTTTTTGTGCTTTTTATTGGGGAATGATTTTATGCCGCGTAGACCGGAAATTGATGTGCGCATTGACGGAATACAGGTGCTGATGAATGCGTATCGCGATACCATGCAGCACGGGAAATTGGTAAATGTTGAAACTGCTGAAATCATCTGGGAACAGTATAATAAGGTTTTGGCGTGGATAGCAGAGCGTAAAGATGAAATTATGTTGAGACATGCGAAGATTCGGGAAAAGCAGGACCGGCGGTTGAAGCCGTGGGAGCATCGTATGGGGTCCGAAGAAGAGAAATACGTGAAGAAGTGGTGTAATGGTGAAAGTAGTAAGGAGTCCTGGATAATGAAATATTACGTGGGAGTGATAGAGGAAATGGAGTATGTGTGTAGTGAAAGACAACAAAAGAATTACGTAATGCCATTGTCATATGTGGAGAAGGAAATAAAGTCAAAATATGTAGAATACTATGAATGGAGTGGAGAAATGGAAATGGGTTATAGAAAATACATATGGGAAGGAGAACCAAAAATGAAAAAAATGTCATTGGAAGTATTCAAGGAAATGGGAGAATATCTGAAAAGTCTGCCAGAACCGGAAGAAGAATATTAGCTAGGTTCTAATGCGTGATACATATCTTGGTTCCGAGGCGTATCACATAGCTTGGTTACGAGGTCTGGTTCCAATACTTGGTTACGAGGCGTATCACATATCTTGGTTACGAGGTCTGGCCCCGAGGCTTGGTTACGAGGCGTATCACATATCTTGGTTCCGAGGCGTATCACATATCTTGGTTCCGAGGCGTATCACATATCTTGGTTCCGAGGCGTATCACATATCTTGGTTCCGAGGCGTATCACATATCTTGGTTCCGAGGCTTG